CTCCAAAAAGCCTAATCCACACGGCGTAGGTGCACCTATCCTCATGTTTGACACGGAAGACCTGGACTTGATAAAAGAGCAGTTCTACCGGAAGCCTGACCCGAACATCTACATCGTTCGCGAGAAAGCGGCAGCATATATCCACATGAATATAAAATCCCTGCGCGAGCACAATGATGAGCTTGCACCGAAGTACGCATTCGAGAACGGCAAGAAGCATGTATTCTATCCAAAGGACAAACTCCTTGCGCTTAGAAAACGCCTGGACGCTGAACGCACAGCCCCGAAAGGATACGCAAAGCCGCAGGAGATGGTTGGAATACTCGGCGCATGTGTTGACACGATTAGAAAGTACGCAAAGCGAGAAGGCCTGCCGTTCTTCCGCAACAATTCAACAGGGCAAACATACTACCCCAAGGATAAGCTCCTTGCACTGCGTCCGTTGATTGAGCAAGGCAAAATATACATGTCAAAGCGCAAATGAAAGCAGAGCCTTTCTTTTGCAGAAGACGCGAAAACGCTCAACCTCAAAAACACCATGAACCCATCTAAATGCAACTACGTCGACCGCTTCGCCTACGCTCTGGACGACATACACGATAATAATTTGCGGGAGACAATACTGGACCTACAGAACGCGCTGGACGCCTACCGCCGCAACCGAGACGCAAGCACCATCCCTCGCGCCGATCGTCCATTCGCTAATCTTGCGGATGTTTGTTGCAAAAGAGCAGATGACATTCTCCAAAAACTTCATCTAATAGCGGATGACATAGACTCCGTTCGCGAAGATCTGGAGGCTATCAATGACAACATGTCAGACATCGTAGTCACTCCTCCCGATAAAGACTGGCCTGAAACAACAACACAGAAAATGAACACGCAACCGCAGATTGAAATCAAGCTAAGCCCGAGCGGCGATAATGCCATAGCACTCACAGCTAAAAACTCAGACTGCTGGAATCTATCAATCAAGACGTCAGTTCCCAACAGGCTTGAAAGATGCAGCACGGCAGAATTCATCGTGCCCTTGACGGAACTCCGCAAGCTCGCGCGCTTCATCATTGACACAGAGGACGCATTCGAGATAGAGGACTTCGAGAACATGGTGAAAGCATTCTCCAATCTTAGAAATAAATGAACTACGAACACATTAAAGCATGCGTCCAGTACTCGGGCGGCCTCATGTCGTGGGGCTGCGCCAAGCTGGCCGTTGACAAGTTCGGCGCAGACAACGTCCTCCTCCTCTTCGCCGATACAGGCGTTGAATCAGACGGAACATATCGCTTCATCCTACAGGGCGCCAACGCCTTGGGGTGCAGCCTCGTTCTTGTCCGCACCAACCCGCAGGGCAAATACATCACCCCTTGGGACATAGCGGCAAAGCACGACTTCATCCCCTCGTGGAACAGGCCCATTTGCTCCGCCTACCTCAAACAGAAACCACTCCAGAAATGGATCAAGCAAAACCTTAGCAAAGACTGCCTGATCGTCATCGGATTCAGCATCGAGGAGTATCGCCGCATCGAGCGCATGAAGAAGTCAAACGTCTACAAGAACCTCTGGTTCCCGCTCGCCGATAGACCATACACAACAGTATGCGACATCCGCAAGTGGCTTGAAGAATACGGCATTGCAGAGTCCGACCTCTACGAGAAAGGCGCCAACCACGCCAACTGCAACGGCGCCTGCTTCCAAGCAAACAAAGGCACTTGGGCTTGGCTCTACAAGACAAACAAACCCCTCTTCATGCACTACGCCGAAAAGGAGGAGGCCTTCAACATCGGCAAAGACCCGCGCCGTACCATCCTCCGCCGCAGAAACGAACCATACTCACTCAAAGAACTCGCCGCAGACATCGAGGCAGGCATCGTGCAGCCCACATTCTCGCGCCTCCCATGCGCCTGCGGCGTCCCGTTCTACCAAGAAAAATTCAACTTCGACAACGAGTAAACCATGCAAACACCCATCCCCAAAATCCCCGCCGGTCAGCGCATCTGGGTATGGCTCAATACCTCCGACACGCTCACCCTTGAAGCCAAATCAGAATACTGCTGGACCGTCACTGTCAACAACTTGAAACGCGGTAAACACATCTCCAAACAATTTGAAATCAGCGCCAGCACGCTGGAATACATCGCAAGATACGTTCTCAAAGTAACACACACATGAAAGACGAAAACATCGCCTGCCTCTTCTTTATATTCTGCGTGCTCATCGCCGTCTGGAATATCGCCAACAACATCGCACTTTACAACATCATCAAAACTATCATGCAACAATAACCACCATGAACACAGACTTCATCAAAGAATTCAAAAACACCCTCATTCAAAAGGAGGAAGCCACCGATACCCTCATCCGCGAACTCAACCGCGCCGCCGACAAATGCGAACGCAAATGCCCCGACCGCTCACCCAACGCCGTCATTCAGTGCTCCCTCGCGGAAATCATCGACCAACTCAACGAGCTGGACTCCATTGTTGCTGACCTCCGCGAGTTGAAACAGCAACTCCGCTTCGTCCGCGAAAGTGTTGAGCGTATCATCAACGTCATCAACTCCGAACTCTGCAAACAACATCCGAAGCACTGCTTCAACACATGCGAAGCACTGCTTTAAGCAAAACGAAGCACTGCTTCAAGCACCGCTTCAAGCACCGCTTCAAGCACCGCTTCAAGCAAAACGAAGCACAGAAAGGAAAAAAGAAATGAACACACAGAACACCGAAAACACCACCGCCCTCCTTGTCACGAAGAAACAGCTCATGGCCATGCTGAACATCGGTCATGGCTGGCTTGATAACTTCGTGAGAGATGGCATGCCGCGCGTGTGCCTGAACCCAGGCGGCGACAAGTACGAAGTGAAAATCTATCGCTACAACCCGCAGGCCGTGCTTGCGTGGCTGGATATGCGTCAAAATAAACATAACACACAGCAATGAAATCATACCCCACCCTCGAAATCAAAACGCCATCGGGCCAGCGCTTCTCACTGGAAGCTCACCCGTATTCTTGGCAGCTCATGTGCCACGACCCATTCACAAACGAAACCGCGCACCTCTCATTTGCCAAAAAACAGCTCGACGCCCTGGCCGACTTCATCACACGCATGCGAAAGCCCGACGCCTGCAAGCCTGCCCGCACCTGCGTCCAATGCGGCTACTTCGATATGTGGGACAGCTCCTGCGCCAACATCGACAACGCCCACCCGGACATGTCTCGCCACCTCGTCAACACAGACACCCCAGCCTGCAAACACTTCACCCCCGAACAATAACACCATGACCGCAAGACAAATCGCCCAAGTATTTAACATCGCCTGCTCCACCGTCGCTCTCTGGCGCCGTCAGGGCATGCCGTGCAAGCCGCGCCGCCGCGCCGCAGACAAGAAGTCAACCCGCTACGACTACGACGTACAGCAGATCCGCAACTGGTTCCAAACTCGCTCCTCCGTCCTGCGTCAGTCCCGCGCCATCCGCAGAAACACCGTCATGGTCACGCTGGACGAGGGCGCTGCCCTCCCGAAAAAGGCCCACGATTCAGACGTGGGCTATGACGTCACGTCTATCGGCTACACCCTGCGCGACTCATCGAACAACACCATCGACCCCGCAGACGAGGATTCTTTCCGCTACATCTACACGGTCGTGGTAGACACCGGCGTGCATATCAAACCGCCGCGCGGTTACTATTTCGAGCTGGTCCCGAACTCGCGTATCGCCAAAACGCCTTTCCTGATGTGCAACTCTCCCGGTATCATCGACCCAGATTATCGCGGTTCGGTGAAGGCTTGCTTCCGCGTCGGGCAGGGCGCGTCCGTGGCCTCGCTGGACTACTTCGCGCCGGGTAAGGTTGTCGCTCAACTCATCCTTCGCAAGCAGGAGTTCCTCCCGCTGGTGCAGGTCGCAAAACTCAACGACACCGCCCGCGGCAACGGCGGCTTCGGCTCAACCGAAAAACATTGATATGGAGGCCTTCGTTTTCTTCATCGGTACAGCCCTGCTTCCCGCTACCGTGCTGTATGTCTTTCTCTACTATGTCTTTCACAAAGATGAACCATAAACCATGCCCCGCTTCGGCGGGGCTTTCTCTTTCCTTATGACTTCCGATTCTCAAACGCCGTCCTTCTTCTTTCGCCGCCTCGCCGACGCCATGGCGGTCGCGTCTCAACCGCGCAAGTTCACCAACGCGCAGGAGTTCGTCATCGGCTTCCTCGCTATCGCGCCGCTCACTCTCGGCGAGCTGAATGACAACCTTGTCAACTTCGAGCGTTCCTATATCTACAAAACACTCATGTCTCTTGTAGATGACGGCATGGTGGTCGCTCTCCCGCCGGACCCCTCGCGCCGCCGCACGCTCTACGCTCTCTCGCCGAAAGCAATCGAATACGAGCAACAACTCCAAGCCCGCTCCAATGCTTTCCTTGTCAACTTCGCCCGCCTAATCGACAACTTGCGCAAAAGCACATTGCATTGACAGCCATTTCGCTTTATAATCTGTACCGATATGGACAAGGGAACGATTATAGCACGCGCACTTGCTCTGTTAGGTAATCATATTTATACGGAGCAAGCGGCCACGCATTCGCCCGCAGAACAACATTTTCCGGACGTGATGCTGGAGGCGAACGCCGCGCACAACTGGTCTTTCGCTCGCTCGGAGGCCACGCTGTACCCGGATGTAGTCTCCGGTAAATACCTCCTGCCTGTAGACTGCCTGCTCGTGCGCCGCCTGTCAACGCCGAACGGCTTCAAGCTGCCCTACGGATGGGAACTCCTGGGCCGCTATATCAAGGCACACAATTATACGGGAGATATCTCTATCGTTTACACAAGAAACCTGCTGACTGTAGGCAACGAGACTCCGGCGCTCTCGCCGTTCTTCACGCAGTATGTGGTCCACCTGCTGGCCGCGCGTATCTGCCCGCAGACGCTCGGCACGGAGGGCCTCCAACTGGCCGATGCTTTCCAACAGAAGGCTGACGCCTACCGGGTGCAGGCTATCACGCAGGACCGCCAACAGGACGCGGCAAACGACCAGCGCCGCCCTTCTATCTACCGCATTCTTAGAACCTCGCTCTACTGATTATGTTCGGGCTCCTATCCAACATGTTCAACGCGCGCAACCAAGCCAAGCTCTACTCGCTGCAATCCTCGCAGTCTGCCGCGCAGTCTAAGATCGCCGCGAACAACGCGAAAATCAACCGCATTAACGCCGCCGCCGCGGAGTCGTCTTACAGGTCAGCCGCTTCCGATGCTCGCCGTGCGGCGCAGCAGAACCAAGAGATCGCCGCGCAGAATATCCGCAAGGCGCGTTACAATCAGTCTGCTTCCGTCGCCTCGGCTCGCGCGTCTCGCGGGGCTTCGGGCTTCACGGACGAGGGGACGGGCAATCAGCGCGTGGAGAATACCCGCGTGGCGCTGGATGCTCAAATCGATAACATGGCGCAGTCGGCCAATATCGCTATGAACAACGCGTGGAACCAAGCCGCTTCGCTGGAGGTACAAGGCCGTTCCGCCGCTATTCAATACGAGTCCGCCGCCATTCAGAATGACGCAGATGCAGAGTCCTACGCGGCCCAAGCTGCCGCTTACGCTGCCGCTTCTAAGTCCACGCGCAACGGCATGGTGATCTCCGCTATCGGCGGCCTTGTGGGTGCAGCTCTCTCGGCGGACTCGGCGGCGTGGTCGAACCAAAGTCTCAAAACCAATATCGCGAACGCGGGTATCACCGGTTCTGCTGCCGATAATATCTACAAGGCGTATTCGCAGAACGTGGGCCTCGCGGCTCTTAATGGCTCTTCGTGGGGTTCTTCCATCGGTATGATGTTCAATCCCTACACGGCTACCATGACGGGCAACGCGAACACGCGCAAGAATAACTGGATGTCTCTGCTGGCGGTGACCAATGGGAATATCCCGTATAACCCGGACTTGTCGTCCAACCCGCTCATCTCGAACCTTTACTGATATGCCTCGCCAAGAATCAGACAGCGCTACACCCATCAATGCGGACTTCACGAACCGCCCGCTCTACGGCGGCGCCATGTTCCAGCCTTCCGCCGCAGGCATGGCGGGAAACTTCCACCCAATCCCGACCCGCTCTGCCGCTATCCAAACCAATCCCGTGCTGGAGCAGGTCATGCGCGGGGCAGGTGTCCAGAATGACGCTATAGCCGAGTTCGGCCAAGCTCTCGCCGAGCGTAACGATTTCGCGCTCTCTCTCACCCGCAAGGCGGAGGCCGCCCAACTCTCGGCCGCCATGGAGCAGGAGTTCACCCAACGCGCTCAGCTTCAGGACGGCGCACCGGGGGCTTTCTACACGGCGGATCACGCGCTGGACGGCAACGCCGTTCGGGAGTTCCAGAATAAGTACCTTCGCCTGTCGGGTTCTTCCGCTTCGGGTTTCTTGCTGCCGGAGAACAAGCAGCGCGCCACGGAGGCTAAATCGACCGTCCAACAGGGTATCCGCATGGCGGTGAATACTAATATCATCGGCCTCCAAAAGCAGCGCGCGGTCACGTCGTTCGCGAATGACTACTACGCTCTCCTTGCCGCTGGCCGTTTCGACGAGGCTATCAACGCAATCGCCGCAGGCCAACAGATGAATCTCATCTCTCCGCAGGATGCAACCAAACTCACCAACGACGCGCGGAAGTCGTACTCGAAGCGTCGCGCCGCTTCCGCCGTGTCGTCGGGCGGTAAGTCGGCCATTGATATCGATGACGCTTTCTTCGATCAGTTCAGCGAATAACCATGGAGCCTATCACCTTCAATTACATTTCCGGCATTGATGCTATGACGCCGGATGACGCATCTTCTACCTTGCAGGCGGTCGCTTTCTCGGCGGCTTCTCCTACTCTGCAATACAAGGACAACGGTATCACGCTCTTCACCAACGATTCAGCCGCGCCGCCGCAGCAGCAGGCGTCCATGCAGGCTCACAATGACGGCCAACGGCCTTACACCAAGGACGTGCACCGCGCTATCATCCTGCGTGCCGCTGCCGCTCTCCGTCTCGACCCCGACTTCAAGAACGCTTCGGAGGCGGATTTCAAGAAGGCTCTCTCGAACCGCTACTCTTTCTATGGCATGGACAGTCTCTTCTTCGCGGACAAGCAGGACGTCGCGCCTGCCGATGCTTCCAAGGCTTGGATGAACGGCGTGCTGAACGAGGCGTGGGAACTCGCCGCGGGTGACTATCCCAAGCAGGTGCAGCAAATCATGTCGTCCCTGCCTGCACCCGAGCGTCTGGAAATTGATACTCGTATCAACAACTGGATCAATTCTCGCCTTTTCAAGCCGAACAACAAGCCGCTTGAAGGCGAAAGTGCGCCGACCTCTATCGCTCAACGCAACCCCCAACTCGCCAAGGAGATCGCTTCGCTCATGCGTGATGAAATGTCCGTCCGTCTCGCCGAGTCTCTCAAGCAGGCTCTCATCGTCAACCCGGATATGTCGTGGGCGCAGCGTCAGCAGTTCATGCGAGATACCTATCAAGCCCTCATGCCGTCCGTCGCCAACGACATCCTCGAAAACGAGGGTGACCAACTCGCGGCTTGGCACGCCCGTCGCGAGCAGCAGCAGGACCGCTTCGTCGCCATGCTCCATCAGATGCAGGCCGCAGACGCGCCGCAGCGTGAGCAACTGGAGGCCTTGCGCCGTCAGCAGCAGTCGGAGCAGAAGAAGCCCGCAGCGCCTCGCGCAGAAGCTCCCAAGGCCGCCGCTATCGCCGTTGATACTCCCTATGCGGCCACCGTGGGCCGCGTCTCTGCTAAGAAGCAGGAGAACGCCGCTTTCTGCAAGGAGGACGCACCGGAGCTCCTTGTCGTGCCGCAGGAGTTCTATGACAAGGTCCGTTCCGACCTCGGCGCTTCCGATAACGAGGTGGTCAACGCTACCGTCAACGGGGTCACGGCTCTCATCGTTCCCGGTTCTGTATCCAAGCCTTGCATGAATCCTAAATTCTTCCGCGCCGCCTACGCTTCCAAGGCTCGCAAAATGACCAAGGAGCAAATGCGCCAAGCCGCCGCAGGTACTAAGCTTAATATCAAATTCAACAAACGCAGCAAGTCAGAATAATGCAGCATCTCTCTTACTCCGTGCCGGAGGATATCGCTTCCGGTAACAATCAGCCTTTCGCTTCGTCAGATACAGCTTCTTCTTTTGAGTTCGCAGAAGCACAGCCCTCCGCTCCTGCCGTGGACCGCGCACAGCTCGCTCACCAAGCCCAAACGGATATGATAAACATTGTCCTGAAGGGGCGCGAAAAACAGGCGGATGACTACCTCAAAAATCATCGCGAGCTTGACTACATGCACGATGACGCCACCATGCAGCACACGGGTGCGCAGGACTTCTTCATCGGTTCCCGTATCGCCAAGGACTGTTTCAACGGTGACGTCTACGCCGCCGTGAAGTTTCAAATAGCCCAAGTGCCGGACCTCCACCACCGCTTCGGCTTCGACGAACAACTCAACTCCTGCAAGACGGACGCAGACGCTACCCAACTCCTCGGAAAAATCTTCCGCCAAAACACAAATACAGCCTACCAAAAGCACCTCGATGAAATCAAGGTGCAGCAGGAGGCCCTTAAAAAACATCAGGCCTCCGTGGAGAAAACTTGGAAGGCTTTTACCTCCGGTCCCTCCGCAGACTCTCCGCTCAAAGGTGAAGATATAGCAGCATTTGAGCAGGCTACCGGCCTCACGAATGCTGACGTTGCCAACCTGTCAAAGGCCATTGATATCCTCCGCGAACAGGTTGACTTCCGCTATCTCGATGAAAAGGCCGCACGCCGTATTTACTCGCTCGTCGGGGACAGCAAAGCCGCTCGCTCTCTGCTCATGCGCGCTGTCAGCGATATCCAGCAAGAGCGCACGGCAAACATGAGCGGCGAATACACGGGCTTCCTCGCTCGCGGTAGCTGGGAGTTCATGCTCCGTGCCGCAGACCTTGCAGGACAACTCCTCCCGAACGGCGAAACGCCGACGTACAAGTACGCTCAAAAAGACCTCGCCTTTCAAGAAGCACTCGCTCTTCAAAACGAGTTCTATCTCCAATACCCGGACCGCGATATCATCCCGCAAGACGTGTTGGAAGAAGTGAAAGCCAATCCTGAAAAGTTCGGCTTTACGGCGGAACAGTTCGATCTCATGCTCAACTCGTCGAACCTTTACAAGGCCGCCGTTGACTTGGCCACACAACAATCCACCGCGCCTGACGTCACATCTTTCCGCCGCGATATCATCTCTCTTGCCCAAGGAGCAGATGAAGAATACCTCGACAAAAACACCTACTTTTCTTCCGTCGGTAAAGCCGCGGGCTCTCTCGGCGCTGACATCGTCGGGTTCATGTTCAACCCTGTCGCCTACGGTGTCGCCGCTTTCAACGTGAACGAGCGCGACCTCCGCTTGCAGAACCCCGACGCCGACCCGCTGGCCGTTTCGCAACAGGCTTTCGCTCAAACAGCAGGCGAGCTCGCCGCTTTCACGTTCACGCCGATGCTGGTCGGCAAGTTCACGCCTCGGTTCTTCTACCCGGCTATCGAAAAAACGGCTTCTTCTTGGGTGGGCGCAGGCCTTACTTCTTTGGGAAAGTCGGCCTTTACTCTCAACGCGGCCATGCCTGCCACGCAGCTTGCCGTCCAGCGTATCGGTGAGCTGGCTTTCTCGTCAGACTCGTCTCTCCATTCCGCTTGGGATAACTACAAGCAGGCTATGTCTTGGGAGAACCTTTCTTCCAAGGAAAACATCTTCCTCAACCTTGCTTTCGGTGCGCTCGGTACAAAACACACGCACGACCTCAACACCATGCTTCGCATGCGCCGTTCCGACTTCAAGCGCATGGGTGCTACCGATGACATGGTGAACCGCGCTCTGGATGAATCCAAGGGCAACAACGCCAAGCTCAATGAAATCATCCAAGCAGACATCCGCAACGAGGCGGAGCGCAACCCTCGCGCTTTCGCTCTACGTGTCATCGAGGAGCGCACCAAGCAGGCCAAGGAGGCTAAGCAGGAGGCGGACGCGCAGACGGCGCAGAACCGCGCTCTGGCCAATGAACTCGGCTTCGACTTCGAGGAAATCCCCGACAAGCCGGACTCTCTCCGCATTTACTCGGACTGCAAGCTGGAGGGCGGTAAGGTGGTGCGTTCGGACGTGTCGCATGACCTTAAGCGTGCAGACGCGGATGCTCTCATGGGTTCGCTCGTGCGTGACCATTACACGACGTGGATGGACCTCACCACGGCTAAGGGCAAGGAGATCTTCCTCAATCTCTGGCGGCGTGCTATGCCGAATGCGGACATCATCTTCATGAACCGCTCGCTCCGGGTGGAGGAGGTGCTCAAGCAGGCGGCTAAGGTTCGCGCGGAGTTGGCGGAAATCGCGGACAAGGCGGCCTCTAAGGCTTTCCTCGGCGAGGCCGTTGACGTTAAGCCTATCGGTTCGATGACGCGGCAGAACCTGCTTCATCTGGCGGATAACCTGTCCGCTCGCCGCACGGTGGAGGAGCAGCGCAAGCTCCTTGCCGCAGGGGAGGAGGCGGAGACGCCGGTGTTCGTGCTGCAACCGCGTCAGCTTTCGGAGGGCCAAACGCGCGTGACGCTCATGATTGCGGAGGACGCGCCGGTGCATAAAATCTTGGAGGAGGTCATCGAGCAGAAGGCTCTCTCGCTCATGTCTAAGGGTGAGCTGGCGGACCGCCTTGCGGACCTCAAGACGCTTTCGGAGTACCTTAAGGAGAAGGGTGTGCCGGGTGCAGATACCATCCTCGGTATCCCGCAGGAGTCAATGGAGCGCATTCAGAAGAATCAGGCGACGGCGGAGGACCATGCTCTGCTGCACAAGGCTGTCGTGGAGGGGCTGTCTCGCGTGGGTGAGTCTCTGCTCTGGCGCGATATTCTGGAGGGGCGCGGTACCATGGATCCGTCTGTGCGGTCCTTCCTTAAGGCGTACTCGGATTCTGTCGTTGACGTGGGTTCTCTCGCGCCTATCGGTGCCGCTGTTCGGGAGGCGGTGGCTTCCGGTAAGGCTCTTTCGCCGGAGTTGAAGAACTTGCTGGGTTCTTCCGTTGACTCGGTGATGAAGGCTCTCGCGCAGGAGAAGCAGGTGTCGGCACAAGATATTCGTAATTCCTATACAAAAGCTAGAACTGAGGCTTTCGAGCGTGCGTTCCGTGAGCTGTCGAATGAGCTGGGTAAATCCGTGCCTCGTGCTGAGGAGCTGGCCAAGGAGGCGGAGGCGGACATCATTCGTGAGCGTTCGCTTCCGTCTGACCGAGACTTGCCGCGTGATACTATCCCTGCGGAGGAGTCGGCTACCGGTGCACCGCTGGACCTCAAGTCGGACCCGTCGCGGGACGTGACGCCGGACTCGGCGCACTACACGCCGGACCCCAACAAGCCGCGCGTTCCAAGCCCGCATTTCGTGGACGGTATCTGCACGCAGGACGCAGCAGGGGCCAAGACGGGGCTCATTCCTGTGTCGCGTATCGTGGTGGATGACGCGCTCTTCCCGCAGTTCAAGGAGCGCATGACTTCGGTGGGCTGGGTGCGGGCGAATGGTGACGGTATCGTGGCTCCGCTTACGGGTAACTGGCGCGTGACGTCTCCGCCTATCTCGTGCATGCTCATGAAGGACGGGCGTATCGTGGTGGTGACAGGTCGCCATCGTCTCGCTAAGGCGCGGGAGCAGGGGGTGGATAATATCAAGGTGGACCTTTACGAGGAGGGCCAAACGCTCTCGGACGGCACGGTCTGCGATACTAAGTGGGCGCGGCTCTTTGACGTGGAGTCGAATATCCTTGACGGCAAGGCGGCTACGCGTGAGATCGCTTATTTCTTCCGCAATAACCCGATGACTTACTCGGACGCGGTGCGGCGAGGTCTCATCATCCGCAAGGCGGACGGCACAAACTCGGCGGCTTCCACTTGCGGCATGGCTATCGGTTCCAAGGAGGCGTTCCCTGATAATGCGTACAACCTTTATGTGAACCGCCTGCTCTCGGACGCGGAGGCTTATGCTATCGCGACGATGAAGACGCCGCTTTCTTACAAGGAGCAGGCTTGCAATGATTACATCACGGCTAGGCAGGAGGCGGCTAAGTCTAAGGCTAAGAAGAAGCCGGAGCTTTCTTCCATCCTCGCGGCTTATGAAAGCGCGTACCAAGAGAAAATCGCGGAGGAGCGGCAGGTGATGCAGCAGGGCGGTCTGTTCGATATGTTCGGCGGCGAAACCACAGTCATCGATATCTCGCGCGGTGAGTGGATGACGCAGGGTGAGCGGCTTCTTAAGTCGGTCATTGATACCGTGGAGCGCTATCAGCGGGAGCAGGGTTCCAAGAAGGGTAAGATCATGGACTATGTCGGTATCGAGATGAATATCTCTAAGGACGCCATCGAGAACTTGCCCAAGCTCAAGGTGGCTCTCCAAGCTCTCGCGTCTCGCACGCCGGGTAATTCTAAATCCTACATCGAGAAGTCGGGTTGGTCCAAGGAGTCTTCGGAAAAAATGTCTTTCGAGCAGCGGCTTGATTACTGGGTGCAGTATGCCAAGGAGTACTATGCGGACGCCATGTCGGTCGGGGCTTCCAACGCTTTCGCGGGGGCGGATTTCTCTATGCGTGCGGCCAAGGGTACATCCCCTCTCGCTACGGAGGAGCCGGTGCTGCGTTTCATGCGTGACCTGAAAAAGGCTATCTCGGACATCACGACCATCACGCATACCACAAAGGGTAAGGTGCACGCGGCGAACACGCTGGCGGAGCAGGTGGGTCGCGTTCTGGGCCTCGCTCAGGCTTACTATAAGAATATCCCTGCGGAGTATCGCGAGAACCTTCGCCGTCCTCTGCGTCAAGCTCTGGCGTTCGCTGAGGCCATGGGGAAGGGGACTCTTTACAATCGTTCGCGTTTCTCTAAGGAGTACTTCCATGACCTTAAACAGCAGATTCTGGACATGGTGCCGGACCTTATGGCGGACGGTTCGCCGCTTCCGCCGCGCACAAAGGCGGGCGCTAAGGAGGCGGAGAAGCAGGCTAAGCAGGAGGCCACTTTCCGCGTCTCGGAGGCGGAGATGCGTGCGGTGTTCGCGGATATCGCGCGGGCGGTGGAATCTTCGGCTAAGAAGCTCTTGACGGACGCCGCGCTCAAGACGTGGAACCGCTTGTCTAAGGCTCATTCGACTTCGCCTATCGCGCGGAAGAATACCTACCGCCCGAATAAGTTTGACGCGGAGACGGACCGCCGCCGCCAAGCCATTCTCGCGGTCTCCGGTATCTCGCCGGAGGCTCGCACGGAGCGTATCAACAAGGTGACGGAGGATCTCAACAACCTGTCCCGCGCTATGGAGGACGCGCGTACGGAGGCGGATATGCTGGAGCTGGAGAAGCAGGAGCGCAGGCTGACGGAGGAGCTGAACACGCTCATCACCTACGGGGCTATCAAGCACCGCTCGTATCGCGAGATCCGTAACGCGAACGCTCAATTCTCGCGCCTCATCCAAGAAGGTATCGAGGAGTGGAATATCAAGCTGGAGGAGCGTTACGCTCGGCTGGAGGAGTACAAGAAGGACGCCGCTACAATCACGGTGGACAACGCGACAATCAAGAAGTGGCGCGATACCTACTCGGAGAACTCGTTCAAGGGGCTCGTCCTTAAGCTCAAAACGGCGGCTGCGTCTCTCATGTCGCCGGGGCAGCTCCTTTATTCTCTCCGCAATATCAAGGGCTTCGAGAACTTCATCCGCGACATGCAGCGCGAGGTGTCTGACGGTAACCAAGGCATGCTGAAACGCGAGCTGGACGCACACGCCGCGCTGGGCCGTTTCATGGAATCCGCAGGTCTTACGTCTCACCGCGCTAAAAATGACTTCATGCAGGAGTTTAATCTCGTGAAGGACACCGGCATTGACGTCACATCTCCCAAGACGGGCAACACGACCCGCCTTAAACTCTCCAAGAACCAAGCTCTCAACCTCGTTCTCTTGCTGGAGCAACCTACCTATTTCGAGCGTTCCGGCGCGGCTCATGGCTACACGCAGGAGGTGCTGGACGCCTTGCGCTCGTTCGTTGGCGCGGAGGGGCTTTCTATCGGTCATTCGATGCGCCGTTACTTGGAGAATGACGGCTTGCGCGATACTTTCGCGGAACGTACCGGTATCTACATCCCGGAGTCGGAAACCTACTGGCCGGGCCGTTTCGATAACACAAACCGCACATCGGAGGAACCCGCTCTCGGTCTTGGCGGCGCGCAGAACAAGAACACCTACGACTTCCTGCGCGAGCGCGTAGCGCATATCGCAGACTTCGATCTCAATCGTTCCGCCACCCAAACATTCTTCTCCGCCATCGGGGAGCGCAGCGGCTATATGTCCTACGGCAACACTTGCGACCTCTTCGCACGGCTCATCCGTTCGTACTCTTTCTCGCGTGCGCTCTACCAGCAGGCGGGGCACGCTCGCTTCCTGCAACTCAAGGATGCCTTCAAGGTGCTGTCCAACGCGGGTCACGAAATCTCGGTGGCGAACCAAGCCATTTCCAATCTCATCGGTGCCGCCCAATCCGCCAAGGCGTTCACGCTCCTTGCGGGCAACATCTCAACCCTCACCAAGCAGGCGTCCGCTCTCGGTCACGCGACGGCTATCACGGGGGTCAACCCCATCAACCTCACCCGCATGTACCTCAAACTCGCAGCAGGCAACTATGAAGGCCACATCTCGCGTGCCGACCTCATCAACCTGCCCTGCTACCGAGTCCGATACGAGAAAGCGCGCCGCTCCAACGTTCGCGCCGCATGGCGTGAGCTGGCCACCATGCCGCAGAACTCCACCTATTCCCGCGCCCAACAACTCGCTCGCTACGGCATGCACGCCATCGAAAAAGTAGACTTGGAGGGCAACGTGCTCGCAGGCGCCGCCGTCTACAACATCACCTATGAGCGACTCGCCAAAGAGAACATGACCCGCGCCGACAAGCTCACGGACGCGCAAATCCGCCAAGCCTGCGAGGCCGCCGTCACCGACATGCTCGACCTCTCGGCCCAACCGCTCACGCGTCAGCAAAAATCCATCTTTGCCGCCCGCAACATCGCCTGCCCTTTCACCAAAGTCACGATGTACATGGGCGGCGAACTCACCAACAAAATCGGCATGCTCCTTGCCAAATACAAATCAGACGGCTTCCTTGAAGCCTTCAAATACGCCGCCACCATGTCCTCCGCAGACACAGCACTCCTCGCCATCTGCTCCCTCATGTACGGCCAATCCCCCCTCCTTTCGGACACCGACCAATGGCAAGCCTACGCCCTCACCCAAGCCTTCTACGGCCTCACCGGACTCGGCATGATCACATCAGGCCCCATCATCTCCAACCTAGCCTACGCCCTCACCTCCGGCGCCAACTCCCTCATCCGCCCCCATATCGACAAAACATCCTTTGTCTCCACCCTCCTCACCTCCATGGTTCGCTACTCCCCGGAAGCATCCTTCTCCAAAACCATCGGCCTCAACTTTGACGAATACAAAACCGCCATCAACAAAATCGCCAAAGCCTCCGACAACTTCAAAGACCCGAACATCTCCGGCCTCCAAACCGCCGCAGAACTCACCCTAGCCGCCTCCGCCCTCACCCGCATCCTCCCCGTCCTCGGCACCTTCGTCGGCGGCGCCAACTCCTCCATCCAAGCCGTCTCCACCTCCATTGCCGCCACCCAATCCACCGCCGCCCTCCTCAACTTCCTCCGCCTCCCCGCCTCCCACTTCGCTCCCAAAACCAAACGCACCACCAAACGCAAACGCACCACCAACACCACCCCCAAATCCCCCAAACCCTACACCTCCACCACCTCCTTCACCACCCGCACCCGCTCCACTCCACGCTCCCCCCTCGCCCCCTAAATGTAATCAACTTTATGGACACATTCACCGCAACTACTTAACACTCAACGCTCATTATAAATCGGGAGACAAAATTACCAAAAAGCACAAAAAATGACCTAAATCGTTGAGTTTCAACGCTTTACGCCCCCGCGCACTTGCTTCCTAGCTCTTTTTGCAAGAAAAAAAGGCTTGTTTTCTTCACTCGTTGTGGTACACTTTTGTGGACACGGAATGAGCCGTGTACCATTCCCAACAACACATTATGGCAGCAATCAAAAAACGCAGGCTCTCTTGGTACGCCGTCTATTACTTGAACGGCAAGCAGATCACTCGCACAACAGGCATCAAGGTCGCAGACGACCCGCTGGGCAAGCTGGCACGCCAAACGGCGAACTCCATGGAGGCGACCGCCAAGGGCGACATCTCGGTCCACGCGGCCATGAACGCCGTTCGTTCCGTGGCTATCGTATCGGGCCACTCATCCTCCGTTCCGACCGTTCGCGACTATCTCACGAAAGGCATCGACCGCACGGCCTCCATGGCCAACCAGCGCCTCAACAAGCGCATGGCCGAACTCTTCATTGCCCATCTAGGCACGCGGGCCGACATGCGCCTTGACGCCGTGAACGCATCAGATTGCCGCTCTTTCCTTGCTGCATTCAAGGGCCGCGTCGCCTACTCGACCATATGCGCCTACCGTGACGTTCTTTCCGCTCGCTTTAACCGCGCCGTGCGTGACGAGCTCATCCCGCGCAACCCGTTCTTTTCCGTCCAGCTCCACAAGGAAATGCCGCGAGAGAAGCGCACGGCGTTCGACCGCGAACCCTTCACCATTGAAGAAATGCGCTGCATTCTCACGAAAGCCCCTCAACCTTGGCGCGACATAGCAGCTCTTTCGTTCTACACGGGCGGTCAGCGCTTGAGCGATTGCATCTCGCTCCAGTGGTCATCCGTTGACTTTGCCGCGCACATGGTCCGCTTCCGCACGCAGAAAACAGGCCGCTGCATCGAGCAACCCATCCCGCAACCGCTTTATGATGTCCTCTCCCGCCTCAAAAGCGAGTCCTCATCTTCCGAGCGATACGTCTTCCCTCGCATGCACTCGCGCTATTTATCGTCTCCGGGTCATGTCTCAAAAGAGTTCGTTGATATCGTGAAAGGCTACGGCTTCACCAACTCCACGATATCTGAGTCAGGCCGCGAGTTTCACACCAAGTCCTTCCACTCCATCCGCCACACGGTCGTCTCGCTCCTCCGCTCCTCGAACGCCGTTTCCGTTGACCTCTGCCGCGAGGTCGTCGGCCATTCCTCGGAAATCGTGGAGCGCGCCTACTTCTCGCCTTCCGTAGACGCCAAGGCGCAGGCTCTTTCCATACTCGCCACAGCAATTGCCCCGCCACCTCCTGCGAAGTGACGGGGCCCCACAACAACAGAGAAATCTGTTACTTGCTAACGCTGGCAAGCGCGGGCTCGGAGCAGTGCACGCTCACAACGCCCTCCTCGCGCACGCGTCCGCATCCAAGGCCGAATGTCAGCACGAAGCGCACGGAGTCAAGCGTGTTCGGGATCTTCTCGAAGGTGCTCTTCATGCCGTCCCACTGGCCGAAGCGCACAGCGTCGCGCGTCCACACGGGGCAGGAGCGCACCCACTTCTGCGTGCCGCTCGTCCCGATGTTCACAATCGGCACGTTCTCGGTCACGATGAAGCGCACACCATAGAAGCTCAACGGCGCACCGGTCAGCAGCGAGGCAAAGCCGTAGTCGCGGTTCTGGAGCTTCTCGATCGCCATCAGGTCATCCAGCTGATTCAGCGTGATCGCCATATACACCTCCTGATTGGCGGTGATGATGTTGCGGTGCAGCAGGGCGTGCCGCGCGGCGATAATCTTCTCCAGCGTTAGGCCTCTGTCAGCGGGCGTGCCGTCATGAACAAAGTTCACGGGGATGACGCTCGTCTGCTTCATGTTCAGCTCGTAGCTGGTGGAGTAGTCCGTGTAGCTGGTCGCGGCAACCGGGGTCTTGTACCCGAGGCACGGCTGCTGGGCGAGTTTAATCGGCGTGGAGGGGCTGTCCTGCGTGGTCTTGCCATACGCCACGCCAAGCAGGCCTTGGTCAGCTTGCAGCGCGGTCGTAGCCGCATACGGGGTCTTGTTCGTGGTATCGGGAATCACGCACGCATTCACGGTGTCATCCCACGTTACGCCGAGGAACGCGCGGTCCACCACGGGGCCCACCTCGTCCGCGATCTTCTGGTGCATCATCTCGAACGTCAGCGGCAGGCTCCCCTTCAGAATCAGGTCGTCCGTTGACATGCGGAGTCGCGCAAAGTAGAAGCTCGGGAACAGTTCGCGCTCGCCGAGGTTCAGCTCGGGGTCGTTGGAGAGCTCTTGGTGCCTCTGCGTGCGTCGTTCAATCTTGGCACGGCCCATGGTCTCGAACACAACAGACTTGCCTTCGCCGGTAATCGGCAGGGCGTACTGTTGCAGGTTCGCGGTCGGCTCGGTAATGGCATGCAGCACATTCTGGTCCCAGGAATGCCGATATTCCTGCGGGATCGTAAACGTATTCAGGTCGATTAGGTAATCACTCATGACATATCCTTTCTACCCCGTACACGCGCATTTTTCAACGTGCTACCGCGCACATTGCCTACATGCAACAAAAAAACCGGGCTCCCTCGCGAGAACCCGGCTGCATGCTGATAACCCGTCTATCAGAAAAGCTGTATCGGGAAGAATCGCGGTGCTTTGCCCTTGCTGCCTTTCAGCCGCATTTCAGCCTCCAACGCTCGCAAGTGTTTGTCGCTGGCGGCTCTCACGGCGGCTGCATCCCGCACACGGCGGGCGGCGTAGTACTCGTTCGTGGCCTCGCTCTGCAACCTCTGCGCTTCGGCAATGCTCATCGGTGCATCCTTCGCGCTCACTTCCGTGCCGCGGGTCGTCTTCACCTTGCTCTCGCCTGTCACGCGCATGATATCATAGAACACGCGGAACGTCTGCGCATTCTGCATGCTCATCGTGAACTCCTTGCTCCATCCCGCGCTCTTGGCAATCCGCACAAGAAACTTCGCAACGTCCTTGGTCCGCGTCTCGAACTGGTCGCCCCATTGCTTCTTGAGCTCCTCGCTCTGCGCGCGCTGGTTATCGCCCAAGCCCTGCGCTAGGTCTCGCAAGAACCCGCTCATGGCCTTGTTCGGCAGCCCGTGCTTCTTCACCAGATCACCGAGCATCTTCTGCTCGTTCTCGCTGTACCCGGTATCGCCGAACTCCAGCTCATCCGCTTCTTCCTGCTCCTCGGCTTCCTCCGTTTTCTCCGGTTCCTCGGCGTCGTCTCCGGCGTCAAGGTCCACTTCAAACGGATTCTTCTCCTCGGTCGTCGGCTTGTTCTCCGTGGAGGGATCCGACTTCTCCTTCTCCTCGTCTGCTTCTGTTGTTTGTTCTTCACTCATGGTGGGAAATCCTTTCGAGATAGCTGATGACGGCTTGCTCGCCGTCGCTCTTGGCCGCGCGCAGGGCTAACACTTGCGCGTCTACGTGCTGCATCTGGCCGAACGGGAAAGCACTTCCGGCCTGCCCGAACACGATCCGCAGCGCGCGCACCATGTCGGGGCTCCTGTCTACGGCGTCTCTCAGCAGGCGGTTGGCCATTTTCAGTTCCTCGGCTCGCCTCTTGTTCTCTGCTTGCATGTCTTCTATTGTCATGGGAATGTCATCGGTACTGCGCGCGGAAGTTCTCCGCCTGCGCTTGGTTTCTCTCGGCTTCCGCCTGCGCGGCGGCGGCCTGTGCTTGCTGCTGGGCGGCTATCTGCCGCTGCACTTCTTGCACGAGCCTATCGGCGGCTTCCTTGGTGTTCAGGTACTTGGCGGGCATGCCGCTCTTGGCCGCCATGTCGCGCATGATATAGGTCCAGTCAAACTGCGCCGGAAGTTCCGCGTTCTGGAGTGCGCTGAACATCTGGAAGGCTAAGGCAAAGAAGTTCTGGGCACTGCCGCTCTGCACGCGTTCCATGGCTTGGCTCATCTTGCCGACGTACACCATGCGCGGGTTGAGCACATACTGCCGCTCCACTCCTTCGTCATCGATGAAGCTCTGCAACACGCCATCGGGCGCGCTCTCGGCGTCCAGTTCCCCGCTTCTCATCAGCAGGCAGAAAATGCGGTTGAACATCACCCGCGTGTCGCTCTGTAACTGCGTAAAGGTGGGGTAGAAGTTCATGGCTTTTTCTGCCTCGCGGGCGTTCACTTCGGTGGCACTCATCTGCCGCTCTTGCGAGCTGACGTTCTGGAAGATGCTGGTAAAGCACGCGTCGCTGATTTCTTTCTTGTGCTGCTCCCGCGCGGCGATAATCTGCTGCAAGGCCTGCGGGTTGCTCGGGGCAAGCTCGCGGGGCATTTGCATGTTGGCATACTGCATCGGGATAACCGTTGTGCTGCCGGGGCTCAGGTCAATCTCGCCTTCCAAGTCTGCCGTTATCGCGAGGCTCGGGAAGGCGGTTCGCTGCACGATGTACTTGAAGGCGTCATCGTCCACCATCAGGTCGCGTATCGTGTCGCGCACGTTCATCAGGGGGCCGGTGCCGTACAGGCTCGCGCCGTACCGCACAAACCTCGTGCACATGTAGGGGAACTCATAGAAGCCTCCTTCGCTCAAGACGTGGCTGTTGTCTGGGTCGATGTAGACGCTTGCCCACGGGCGCATTTCTTCGTTCACGCCGCTGTAACTGCGGATGTAGAGCTCTCGCGGCATGACGATGTGCCACACTTCTTTTGTGAGTTCTACGTCCTGCCAGTTCTCACTGCCGCGCATTTCGCTGACAACGCTCGGGTGCAGGTTCTCCACGCCGAACTCTTCCGCAAGCTGGGCATAGGTGTACTTCATCTTGCGCACCACGGTGTTGATCTCGTGGCGGCAGTCCTCGCCTATCGCATAGGTTCCGCTGGGGATGTGGGTGAAGCGCAGCATGCGTTCCTCGGCGTCCATCTCCACCAGCAGAAGGCCAGTTCCGGTCACACAGCGGTCTATCGTCACGCCGTGCATCTCGGGGTAGAAGTTGCTTCGCTCGATAGCCGCCGCTGCAATGTCGGTCGCGCGGTTGAACCAGTCTTCGGCAAGTGCGTCTTTCTCGGTGTCCTCGCCGTCCCGGCACGGTACGCCGAACTTGAACCAGCGGTGCCCCTGCGGGAAGATATAGCCCATCATCGTGCTGGCAAGCGTCAGAATGCACACCCTTGCGTGGCTGCATATCCTGCGCTCCTTGCCGCGCTCGTTCTCGCGCCAATACGCGGCATCCAGTATCTCGGGGAACACGTTGCGGACCATCTCGGTCCAGCTCCCTTTGTCGTTCTCCGCCGCGCGGAATAGCCCCTCGGCCATGCGTTTCAGGGCCTCTGTCTTCTCGCGTTCCATCGTTTATCCCAAGGTCATCTTGCTGCCGAGCACTCCCCCGCCGCCGAACGCGCCTCCCAGCAACACGCCGTTCGTGGTCTTGCTCATCGTGTAGGCGCGCCGCTTCTTGCTCGCGGCTGCCGATTCACTCGTCTCTCCGGTGGAGTTCTTAATGGTCGTGGTAGCCGTTCCCGCGCGTACTCCGGCAAGGGTGGCCTGCTGCTCCGCAAGCGCAAGCTGCTTCTCGGAGGCCTGCAACTGCGCCGCATTCATGCGCTCCTGCGCCGCCATCTGCGCTTTCATGGCTCGCGACTGCTGGTTCTGCATCGTGCCCAGTGCCGCGCCGCCCAAGGCTCCTATGCCCGCCGAACTCAACAAGCAGCCCGCTGCTAGGCCGAACCCGCCCGTCAGCATCCCCAAGCCCGCACCCAGTGCCACGGGAACCGCCACGCTGCCCACGTCCTCGACCACATTCTTGGTCGTGTCCCAAGCATCGCTCACAGCCCCGCTTACGGTGTCCCACGCGTCACTGATGAATCCGGTAAAACTCTTAAACCATCCCATAGCTCACTCCTTTCCTTACAGCTTCGCAAACTGAATGTGCATCCAATCGCAATCTCGCTCGCGTCCGAGGCTCACCCCGCCGCGCTTCTCCCAAGCCTCCCACCAGCGGATACACTCCGGTCGGCTCAAACTCGCCTTCGGCTTCCGCGTAGCATACGCATTCCGCCCTGCGTCAAAGTCCAGCGCAATCCCCCACGCGTGCATGCTCTTCTTGGTCCCGGTGGTAGTGCTCCTGTTGTTGAACGCTCCGTCATACCGGTCCAGCCCCAGCTCGTGAATCTTCTCCGCGCCGTACATGTCCAGCACCTCCTGCAACGCGCCGAGCACAGCGTCAGCAACCAGCTTATGAACGCGGATCGTCTTCACCGCCTTGCCGTCATAATACAGCGTATACGGCGGCGTGATGCTCACCAAATTGCTCTCGTCACCCGCCTTGCCGAAAATGCTCTTCCCGGTCCGCACCTCCGCCTGCGTCGGCCAATCCGTCCCGCTCGCCGTAGGCTCCACGCCGAACGAGTTGCAGAGCGCGGTCCACGTCTTCGTGCCGGCAATCCCGTCCGCTTTCAAGCCAAGTCGCTTCTGAATCGCCGTCACATACTCGCGTTCGTTCGTCAGGCCTTCGCTCTTAATCCCGAACTCCCAACAAATCGCTTTGAGCGTCACCGGCCCGGCAATCCCGTCAGCCTTCACGCCCACAGCATGCTGCACCGCCTTAATCTTATTCTCCAAATCACTCATCGATCACCCCTTCCTACCTTATACTCCAACTCGCTGATGCGCACATTCATCTCGCTCAACTTCTCCGCCACCGCGCGATACGCCTCGGTCTGCTCTTGGAACAGCCCGCGTAGATCCATGTACAAAATGCACACGGCTACCACGCACAGCACGCTCAACACAGCCCCCGGCTTCTCGCAGAGCTGCCTGAATGCCCACATAATCCACGCTTCGTTTTCTTTCATTACACACATGTCCTTGGTCATTACACTTTCTGCAACAACCACCCGCCGCTTGCCGCAGCGGGCAGTCGCCGCATTCATAAATCGCTCACTTGCAGCCCTTGCCGCCCTTGCCCTTGCCTTTGCCCTTGCACTTAGCCATAGCGTTCTCCTTTCTACTCACTTGCCGTTGTTTCTCGCGGGAAGCACCACCGCTCCTGTCCACGATACGGCTCCCGCGGCATCTCTCGTGTAGCTCGCGGTGCATCCGGTCACCGTCAGCACCCCTGCCGCCGCAAGCGCGCCGACCAGCGCACCCACCAGCCATTTCACCCACGCTGCCTTGCAGTAGCCCATCAGTTTCTCAATCGTTCCTTTTTCGATGTTCATAAGCCTGTTATCCGTTAATTTCGCTCAAAATGTTCTCAATGTCTTCTCTGGTCTCTGCTGCGTCAATGCGCTTGCGCCACTCTGTCGCCTTGGCATATAGCCCGGCAACATGCGCTTTAAGCGCCCCCTTAATGCGCGCAACATCAGCCGCAGACTCGATAGCATGCACGCCGTCTTTGGCGTCTATGAAGATGTCTCCGGCCTCCAGTCCCATCGCGTTGATGCACGCCTGCGTGTCAAATACAATCCCGTCTTCTATACCCTCGCACGCAATCGTTGTCCGCTCTCTCGTGGCTCTGTCAATCCACGCCTGCACGGCAGCGCGAGCCTCCGGCTTCGCGTCGTCAACTTCAATCTTCCTGATGTACTCCGCAGGGTTGGCTTGAATCTTATCGCGCACGTCATCTGTAAGCGTCTTGCTCAACACGATAATGCGTGTCAACTCGTCCGTCCAGTAAACCTTCTTCTCGTCACCTTCACCTTCTTCGACTCGTTCGATGTTCATGCGTAACAATACGGTCGTCCACTCGCCGTGCTCTTCATAGCTCACGGCTTGCGGTTCTTCATTCATTTGTTCTTTTATGCTCATACAGCTTCTTTGAGTTGTTGGTTGTTGATAATCTTCCCCGCAATCTTCAGTAGATCGCAGAGCCTCATGCTTTCTGCAAAATTCTTGCAGTCAGCCCTCGAAATCCATCCGTTGTAGCTGATGACTCGTCGCGCAAGCCTAACACTCGCCTTGGCGTGCTTTCTTACAAAACGCGCAAGCCTTATAATAGCTCTCCTCGCCCTCCGAAAAATCCTCTTCCGCAAAGTCTCTTTCTTTCTTGAGAACCGAACGCCCATGATGTCGATAGGCCTGTCGTCATCACATGCGCGAATATGCCATCCTTCTTTGACTTTCAGGCCTTTCTTTTCAATCAGTCCTATGACTTCGTATACACCTTTCTTGAGCTTGCGCTTGTTGCTCCCTACAAGAAGTAGGTCGTCCATGTAAAACAGCGCATGCTTGATACCGTTCGCCTTTTGCATGGCATAGTGCCACACGTCAGACAAGTATAGATTAGCTAAGAAGTGCGATAAATAGCTTCCTATGTTCAGCCCGTTCTCCCCTGTTCTGACCAGCGTACTTACAAGCCACATAAGCTGTTCATTCTTCACGCGCCTGCCAAGCCAAGCAATCAGCTTTTCGGTATGCACGCTGTCGTAGTATCGGCTGATGTCCAGTTTGGTAAAATACACTTTCTTCTTTCCGTATAACCACTTCCGGATAACGCGCTGTCCGTATACGCCTCCCATGCCTTTCCTGCCGCTTACTTGGTGCTCTCCCATGATCTTGTTTAGCTCTCGCATGGCCAACACGGCTACATGGTCGTAGAATAGCTGCCAAATATGCTGAACTGATATTTTGCGCACCTTGCCGGATGACCCGTCTTGCTTTTCTTTGACGCGTATCTTGGGAAGTCTGAGCTCTCGATTTTTGATTTCGCGCTGCATAGTTACTGCTATCGTGTGCACTGCGTTCCCATACGCCTCGCCTCGATCCATCAGAATCTCGTAGGCTTCTTTGTACTCGCACTTGCATATGCGAGCAAACAGCTTCACTGTGTCTCGCCTTTCTCGTTTGCATTTCTTTGCTAGGCACGCAAGCACAGCCTCTTCAATGAACGGAAGCGAGCTTATATCGACTTTTTTGCAGTATCGTTTCATTTCTGGTTCTGTGGCGACTTTTGCCTCGACGGTTTTCGCCTCTCGGTTACTGGCCGCCGCCATTCGGCGTATTTTCACCGTTCCCGGTGCGGCACTTGTTTTCACAAGTGGGTACGTATCACGGTACCGATGACACAAGCCTATAAAATTTGTCGCCGTTTTCAGGTTAGGTTGCAGACAGCAGTGTACCAGTTCGCGTTCGTCAAGTTGCCGTTGTTGTTGACGTTGACGCTGAACAAACCCGTGTTGGATCCGGTGAGCCAGTTCACGCTGCATCGCTTGTGTGTCCCTTGTTGAATTTTTCTTCGCGGGGGAGGAGTCTCCCCCGGCCCCCTCTTAATGGTCAGTCGCAGACAGCAGCGCACCAGCCCGCGTACGTCAAGACGCCGTAGTTGCCGACGCCGACGCAGAACAAACCCGTGCCGGAACCGGTGAGCCAGCTCACGCCGCCGTAACACCAATATGCTCGCACGCCTGACGTGCTGCCATCCTTATCAACATAATCGCAGTGTCCCGCAGTGCTGCTTGTTCCGCCTGATGCGGGCCCTGTCTGCTTATATGTGCCTGTTTCGATGTCCGCAGTAGCGTCAGCTACCCAGAATCCTCCTTTTATCCCATAAGTACCTAAGTCCGCATAGCTCGATTTAATATAAGCCGATTCCGTTTGTCTCGGCGTCTGCGGGGATGCCCACCAAATGCGTAACAGATTGCCTTCCTGGTACTCTTGCGCCACGTCCATGCAAATCTGTAACGCTCCCATGCCGTATTCCGTGCCCATCACGCGGCAGGGCGAGGCGTGACCTCCTGTTAAGTTATACGGAGACCCGTCATAGTGCCCGATAATAGCATCTGTTACCCCGCAAGGCGGCAATTGCTGTCGTATGACGTTCGATGTCGTATAGCTGAACGTTGTTTTGCCGTACTGAAGTTCCAGCACAATCTCAGTATAGGCAACGTTGGTCGTCGGGTGTACATGGTCGTAGAACCCGATAATCCGTCCTCTGGCGTTATGCGTGCTTCCGAAATCAGCTCCGTTTCCGCCGACGCTGACAAAATCGTTGACTTGAAAACCTGCTTCCGCGCCCTTGGCTACAATGACGGATGACCCGGGAGCTACAAGCTCCAGCTCAGCTTCGGCAACACTTGATCCGAGTTGGCAAGCAACATTTTCTTTCAAGCCGTTAACTTGCCCTGTCATGTACTTCTGCGTGTTCTTGCTTCCGCTCTTGAGCATCAGGTGCAGAATCAGGAATAGGTTGCGGTCCATGCCACTTCCCCAATATCCTGCTCCCTTACTCTGGAAGTTTGTGACTCCTCTCTTGCCTGTCGCTCCATCGGTGGCGCTTGATCCGTTCACCATCGTGTTATGGCTGACATTCGTGAGCATGTGTCCCCTTTGTGAGCGCGGCTTGCAGCCTGTCGTTCCCTCCCCTCCGAGCACGCAGAAATATTTGCTATGCACGCCGTAGGGAGCAGGAGTCACCTCGTAAGATTCTCCGTTATACCGCTGGCATTCCTTAAACAGTTTCAGCTCAGTAACGCCCATGCTCTGCAAGCGCGCCTTGTAGTCTGCGTTGAATCGAGGGTCTGTCATCGGTGCGCCGGCGATAACAACAAGCTCAAACTTGCGCGTCGTTTCTCCTACCTGCAATTCCACGCAGTCGAAGAAACAGTAGCGCGTCGCATACATCACGCCGACATCGACCTCGCCTTCTTCTCGGTAGGTGTCCATGCCTTCCACGGCAGTGATGCGTCTGTTGCCGTTGTTGCAGCGTATGTAGTTGACGTTCCACCACGTCCACAAATACTCTCCCTGGTAGTCGTCAATCCCTGTCTCGAACGCCGTAGACGGCCTCCACTGTTTCGCTGTACCGTCCGCTTTCAAACAGTCGAATAGCCACGGCGTTCCGTTGCACCAGTCGGGCAACAGCTCCGGTTCGCATTCTGTAGACGACCAAATATTCGTCTTGCTCTGCTGGAACCACGGGAACAAACACGCATACACCGGCACGGTCCCGTCAGGCTTGAGCATCTTGGCATCAGATACATAAGCACTCAAGACGGCGTCCGATAAATACTCCCAATTACCCTCCTCGGCAGGATTTTCGCTCGGAGTAGGGAGCGGCGTCTGCGGCACCATACCGTAGTTGCGTATCAGGTAATCCAACTGTGCCTGATTGTCCGTGCTCAAATGCACGAACGTATCGTTCACATGGTCTTCAAACTCCTTGCGCAACACTCCGTCGCTGCCCCCTCCCACCCCGGCCGAGAGGGCTCCGTCAAAAGGGCCGCTGATAAACGCGTTCGTGTCATCGCATGTCACTTCCTGCGCAAGGGCAACAAAGCTATACTGCCCAGCCGCTGTAGCCGTCACCAGCGTGTAGGTTTTGCCGTTGATCTGGCAAGTCAGCGTCGCCGCCTTGCTTGTCGTCAAAACGTACATTCTATTCGGTACTGTCTTCATTGCCCTACCTATAACACAAGTCCACACAAAAAGCAATGTGCTTCTAGGCACAAAATCACCACCCGCTCGGCAACCCCTTGGCGCGCTTGCTCTTGCGCTTCTTTCGCTCGCTGATATCGCCTTCTTTCCCGACAAAACTCACGCCTTCGCGCCCTATATAACCCGCCGCTTCAGCCTCGGCAAACATGCGCGCGGCATCCGCGCCGTGGCTCGCTTCATCGTGCTGCGGCTCCCCGGTATGCGCATTGACGCGGTAATTCTCCAGCGAGTCCATCCCGCTCATGTAGTCATCACCCGTCTCATCATCGTGGATCGTCACGCCGCACCGCTTGTGAAACACAGCCCTCTTCAGCAGCAGCTTGAACGCGTCAATCCCCTCCCACGTCATGTTCACTCGCGGTATCAGCCGAAAACTATTCGCGCCGAACGCCTTGTCAAACGCCAAGAACCTCGGCAGCCCCGTCTCGAAACTCCGCTGCTTGGCGTCATGCGGCAACAAGTGTACCATCGTCGCGCCATACGTCCGCTCCCAACTTCGCACCTTCTCGACATAGTGCATGAAGTCTTTGTTATGGCTGCAATAGTAGTCCACGGCATAATACTTCCCGTCCCCTCCCACCTGCCACAGCCACATACAAGTGTAGTCCTGCATGCCGATGTCCCAGCTCACGAACAACTTGTAGAACGGCTCTACCTCGAACTCGGCCCCCACGCGTCCTTCTTTGCGCAGTCTCATCAGGATGCTGCCGTAAATGCTGCCGCGCGTCTCGCCCATCAGGGCTTCTTCCGCCGTGCTCGGGAACTCGGTCTTGATGCCTGTATCCAGGCTCTTCTCTTGGATGCAGTACCACCGCTTCTGCTCGTCATCCAGCATGATGCCCTGTGCTTCCAGCCCTTCAAAATACTCTCGCAAATGCCCTACATCCAACGGTCTGTTGCTCTTGGCGCGGTACTCCTTCTGTTTCCACCACGGGAAGAAAAAGAACTTCCATTCCAGTGCGCTCAATTCCTTCCCTTGGTTCTCCATAGCGGCTTTCAGAATGCGGTAATTCTCGCCGCGCCGCCCGCCTTCATGCGTGCTTTCGATGATGATACACCCGTCATCGGGCACGGTGTTGAACCCGCCGTTCTTGATCTCAATCGCACGCGCCGGGTCCTTGGCGGCTATCGGTCCGTACTCGGAGATATGCAGAAAGTGTATCGTGCCGCCGCGCAGTGACAAGCCGCTGCGTATCGTGCTGCCGTTGCTGAACGTGGCATAGGCCTTGTTGATGTCCGCTTTCACGCCGCCGCGCGTCTTGTCGGTCATGGCTTGTGCGAACATGGCAATCGCACGCCTGTCCTCCGGGTCTTCCACATGGTCATATTCGTTCTGCGGCTGGTCTTGCATGCACTCGTAAGCCAGCCGTATCTTGGCCATCTTCTCCTCCGCATCATCCGCTTTCTGGTCGATGATACCGCCGTTGAAGCTCTTGTTGAACAAACAGTTGTCCAGCATGTACAAGCTCGTAAACGTGCTCATGCCAAGCTGGCGCGCTTTCAATATCGTGGTCCGCGTATGCAGGCCGTGGTACAGCTCTGCCTGCGCCCAGTTCATCTTAAAGCGTATCACGCCTTGGCTCTTGGTGTTGATGAAGTAGAGGTGATTCAGCCGCCACTCTTGGTCGTTCACACACCCTCTGTACCAGTCTTTTCCCATGGCTCAACCTTGGATCGCTAAGATATTGCAGGCATTGTCACCGCAGACGTCCACGCCCACCTTGACCTCATACCCCCATTCCATGCCGCCGAGCACCTCGCGCCAGCCTTTCTTGAACACGGCTCCTTCATAGTCGGCGGGCCTGTACTGCGTTGTAAAGCCGTCCTTGCTCACCCACATGTTCGTGCCGTCATACACAAAGTCCTGCCCCCAACAGATACGCACCTTGGGCGCATTCTGCTGCCGCACACCGCTCTGGAGCACATTGCCCAAGGCCGTTGTCACCACGCGGCTGTGGTAGTCGTGGCTACCCCAGTCCCTGAAGGGGCTTGCATCATCCATCACACCGATGACCGGCAAGCCGTCCCGCACTACTAGGAAGAACACGCGGTCCCGGTTCTTGCCGTCAGGCAACACGCACACGTCCTTCACCTCGCCGTCCGTGGTCCACCGATGCCAAGCACGCACCTGCTGCATGCCGTTGTAGGTACACAGGGCCACGCTGCCGTCTCCCATCACAAAGTAAGCCACCGGGTCGGGCTTGTCGGCCATGGCGGCGCATATGAACCCTCCGTGCTCCTCGCCGATGTGGCTCGCAAACACCGAGATGTCCGTGCTCACCAAGCTGTCGCTCTCCAAGCTGTACCCGAACTGATACACACGCCAACCGCCGCGGCCCACATACAGAATGTTGTTCGCCGTCACCAAGGCAGGCACCTCAATGCTGCCCACATACCCATGCTTCACGCACACGGCATTACTGCTGGTCAGCACCGTCTTGTTCGGGTTCGTCAAGCCCACCTCCGCAAACGCGGTCCCCGCAATCAGCTGATAATTCTTTTCGCCTATCCAGCAAATCGCATTCTGACTCGGCGTGTTCAGCGTCAGCCATATGCTACTGTCATCGAACGACCCGGGGCTGAAATTGTTGATGTCATCCACCTTGCTCATCCACACCGTCTGCGGCTGCGCCACCGTACTCGCAAACACCAAGCGGCTGTTGAACTCACACACATGCCGCGGGAACCCATACCGCTTCCCGAACGCCGCCCAGCTCCAATCCAAAATCTCAACCTTCGTCCCGCTCTCCGGCAACTCTCCGCCGTACTCCACCTCATACGTCCCGTCTCCGTTCTTCTTCACCACGCATTCGATGTCCCGCTTGTACGGGTCTACAATCAGCCTGTTGTGGGTGTTGGCACATATGGCCTCGGTCGTGTTACTCTCGGGGAAGTAGAACTCTTCGTAAACAAAACTGTGGTCGCTCTTCTCGGCATAGAACGTCATCAGGCGCAACTCAAGCCAACATTCTTCATCGCTTTCATCCCCGCTGATGATATTGTTCCCCGCCGTGAACGGGCCACTGCTGCTCTTGCCGCGGCTCTCCCATTCGCCTTCGTCCGGGTTGTCGCTGTAGTTGACAAACACTTCATACTCGCCGAACCACACACCGCTGCAATAGAAGCTCCACGGACCCTTGCACCGAACGCGCCCCATCGGCAGCCCGCGCCGAAAATACTCCGGACTGTTCCTCACCATTACCAATTCATCCTCCGGCGGCGTCTTGATGCAATGCCATAACTCCATCTCAACGCGCGCCAAACTGATAATCTGGTTCTTCTTGATCGTAGACGTTATCCCGCGCAGCGTTGTAATCACCTCCGGATACGGCGTTGCCGTTATTCCTCCTTGGCAAGACGCCTCGACAAAGTTCGCCGTGTAGTTGTCGGGATGGTACAGCCCTGTCACCAAATCCGTTGTCGCAAAATCCTTGATGCACGCATAGTTTTTCTCCATATGCCCGCCTGACATCCTGCTATACTCGCCGCTGATGCACGCATAAGTCCTCCCCGCATAAGCCTTCTGGCTCTTCGCTACACAGCCGGTGATTCTATCCGTATACTCAGCAGTAGGGCCCATCGCCGGGTAAGCAAGATCGCTCCCGTCATGCTTCATCAAAATATTATCCGCACTTGTCCATGCAAGATGCACCGCAGTCATGTCGCCGAAATACGCATTCACTTCCTGCGTATCCACCCAGTAGCTCAACCGCAACGTTTCATCACTGCTCACCGCGCTCGGAAGCTCATTGCTTCCCTCAACCTTCTCAAAACTCACCTCCAGCCGCTTATTGTTCGCCGCCGCCGAGTCATACTTCACCTCCATCACCAACGGCCAATCCCGCTCCTCGTGATTGTACCGGTACGGCATATGACGGAAGCTCCACTCATAGAACTTCCAATTGTTCCCATCCCACTCCAGCACACGCGGCATGCACGTATCACACACCAAAAACAACAGCTTGTTCAACTGCTTCCACCGCACACGCGAAGGCTCATACTCAAAACTGCCTACCCCATCATCACCGCTCTGAAACAACGCCACAACACTGCCCGTGCTCGGACTCAACACCCGAACCGCCGTACTCGCCACCTCAACCAAAAACCGCACCTCCTTCTCCGCCTCACCGTAGCTGTAAATATACGGAACCAACTTCCCGTTGCCGCTCAACCCCGCAGCAAACCTCCGTATACCCCTCCTACGCCTCACACCACCCGTCTGCCTCACCTCCCAATTCTCCAAACACTCACACCCCCTCGTATACGGCTCCATATCACACCGCATACCCATCTCCGGGCTCCACTCGCCCGCTACAAACCCTATTCTCGTCTCACTCGCCATAATCAATCAATTCCTATCACATTATACTGCTTCGCATACGAAAACTCCTTGAAGCGTACATACGCCCAACTTAGTTCCTTATATACTATGCTTACTCCTAGTGTTGTGTTAAATTCAGTCCACAAATCGTAATTATCCCATACTTCATGCCAGTTTCCCCATACTTGAATCTTATTTCTTGCAATTCTCGTATCGTCTGAAAATGTATTTTTGTAAATTGTTGAGCTTATATAAGTTATCCCATTAGGAGCATTTCTCGATCTTGCGTAATATGCAACGTAACAAGGAGCTAATGGGTAAGGAACAATCATTCTTAATCTGTAACAACTTGACACTTCTTCTATCCAGTGTCCTTCGAGATAATCCTTCTGTTCAGCATGCAACGTAGCGTTCAGCACCATGCTCTCACCCAACGCCGCTGCAACATCCCTGTATGTCGGCCTATCATCCCCCGTAAACGCCAAACTCATCCCGTCATCAGCTATCTGCATGTTCCTCCCGTGCACATAGCTCACGCCTCCGATATCAAACGATACACTCCCACGCCATATCGCATGCGTCATCGCCGCAGTCCGCACATCACTCGCAAACCGCAGCACACTCACCTTCCACAAATCATCAGGCCACAACTGCACTCCACCATGGCACACCTTCGCCAAAGACGTACCGCCGATGTACGCCCCTACCATCTTGCCTGCTGCACTGGCTACCGCCGCCTTCATTCCGTCACCAAATAAAGCGTGCTCTCATCCTTCACTTCCAGCGCATCATACTCCGCACTGCTCAACACCGCTATCTGCTTCACCCCTTGGCTCACATTCATCTTCCCCGCCAAGCCCGTGTTCACAGCACTCGTCTTCGCATACGGCTCCAAGGTCTCACTCGTTACCTCGCTCTTCAACACGCCGCCCTCAATCACCAAGCCTTTCCCGTACTTCAACGCCAAAAGCCCCGTCTCGTACTTCAATCCGGCCCCTACACCTACACATAAGCCACCGGCAGCATTCACGCCCACTAATGCACTCCCTTCGCCTCCTACAAGCGTTGTCCCGAGCTTCACAATGCCAGCCGTATCAACACCCGCTTCCTGCGCAGAACCCGTTATATCCACCCATTCCGCCGTGTTTTCACTCCACGCATAGACTCGCATCACTTCATCCACCTTCACCATGTACCGATAACCCCGCTTCTTGTCATCCGGTACTCCGCTAAGGTCACTAAAACTGCCCAATTTCTCATAAATCAGCGCATCTCCGTCCTTTCCGGCCACTCCCAACGCCGTCACTCCCGTCTCCACGCCTCCGATCACCCACTTTCCAGCATCATTGATGCTCAAAGCTCCCGCTATCCCGGCATTCAACGCCTCCGCCGCCGCCTTGATAGCCTCAACGCTCCCGAAAACTTCATCCCGTGCCGCTAAAGCCGCCATTTTCGCCGCTTCCGCAACACTTGTCCTGCCCCACATCACCCTCAACACCTCGCCTCCCATCATCACATCCACCACCCGCTGCGGGTTCGCTTCACCATACCCCACATCCACACTCTGCACAGCCCCGTAGCTCACATATCCGTCCAAAATACGCACCACTTCACCCCCGTCATTCGACCCCTCAACCACAAAAACATACCGCCCGACTCCCAGTGCCGGAAACTCCAACACCAGCCTTCCCCCATCGTTAAATCCACACCCTATCTCTCCCACTTTTCCTCCCATCACCTCCCTTACCTCACCAACCACACTCACCCCGCCCCACAAACGCTCATCCCCCTTCACCATACACCTCACCTCCACAAGGCTCTTCACCCCCGCCTCAAAGCTCATGTTTATGTTCTTCCCCGTAGTCATTGCCTACACCTTACCACATACACCCCACATTTTCAATGTGCTTCTATGCACAAATTTTTTTCTCGTCCCCGAAGAAAGGTTCCCCCGCCGCCGCTGCGCCGCCGCCAACGCCGAGACCCCCGGCCCCCACCTACCCCGGGGCGCCCCTGCAAAACTCGGGGCCCGTCTACGCCGCAAAACTCCCCCGCCGCCGCCTCCTCCGAGGAAATTTGCTCGACCATGGTCCAGAAAAATGGTACACATTGCTTGCAAGCCGTTGAGCCGCAGCACCTTACACATTTTGCTTGCAGAAATTTAGCCAACTACCAGCATGAACCTGCCGTCGCCGCCACTGAAAAGCCCCTCGCGCCCTCCCGTGCAGCCCCTCCGCAGAACCATCCGCCGCCCTTGCAATAATCCGCTTGCGGACTTTGTGGAGGGTATGATCTGCTGCTTGTCCGGATTGTGTCGATGGGGATCTATACGGAATAAATGATTGAGTAAATAAAACAATACGGAAATATGAAGTATTAAGTACTCTTAAGAAGTACAGTATGCAGTAATATGTTAAATGAATATATACTTATAAGAGTATATAATGCGGGCATGCGTGCGGGGTGCAATCGTTTATCAAATACCGCTATTTGTTGCCTTGCAAATGCTGCTGCCACTGTGGGGAGGTTGCTGGGGTAATGACTTGCGACATGATCCGGGCTAGCTCGTCCTGTGTGCTGGTCTGCTCCTTGTCACGGATGTATCCTTGCAAGCGCGTGAGCTTGTCAGCGGCTGAAAGTCGGAGATTAACATCTATCTGCGGGTTGTTAATGATACCCGTATAAAACTGCGCTATCTCTTCACGAGTAGCAATCTCGCATTGCGTGTCTATTGCGGGCATTTCGTGCTTTTTTCTGCACCGCTCCCGCAGTTCGCGCTCGTGTTTCTCGTGCCACCTTTTTTTGTCTATCTCGTCCATGCGAATAACATAGCACAAACTGCCTTGCGTGTCAAGCGCGTTGCGTGTTCGCGTGCGTGTGCCTCCGTGCGTGCGTTGCGCGCGTGGGTGCTGCCTCTGCTGTCTGGTCGATGATGTCCCGATATGGTCCAGCAATGCCCAAAATGAGCCGCTGCAATCGCTCAAAACTGCCCTATTTTCGGCATTTTCAAGGCATTTTCGGCTTTTCTGCGTCTAAATAAAAAGTTTTTTCAGCTTTTTTTTGATGCTTGAAGAACGGCATGGTAATGCGGCTCGCGGCTTTTTTAAAATGTCACGTTGTAATGAAACCACTTAATCCGATTAAGAAAAAGTGCTTGACTTGTTTTGAAAGTGCGCTAAAATGATCTTGTCAACGGCAACGAGGGCAACCCCGAACGACCCGCGACCGGGAACCAAAACGGATCCCGAATAAATGCAGATTGACAGCATAAGCCCCTCCCGGAATCATACCGGCCCCTAGCGATTTACGACGCCGAAATGGGCTGCCGGGAACTATAACGGAGGGTCCCGAAATAGTCGGGCAAGCAGCGCGCGCAGTTTTTTCTTCCTCACGCGCTGAAGCCGGATTATACCGGATTGACATTAACCCACAACACTCAACACAGTTATGGACACCAACAACACCAGCAGCAACACAAGCAGCAACAGCAGCAACAGCAGCAACAACAACCCGCTTGCCAGAGCGAGCGAGCGCCAGATCAAGGCCTGGCTGAAATCTTGGGTCGGAGTGTACGACCGCGAGACCACGCAACCGCTTTATGGAGGGAATGTTACTTTTGACTTTCTGCTATCGTTATTCCGCGAGGGGGTCAAACGGTGCAGAATTTTACGCTGCCCGGATGACGGATCGCGCTATTTTTGGACCGCTGCCGGGCAACTCGTGCGCATCTACTCCCGATCTCTGATCAAGGCCCTTCGAGTAATCGAAAAATAACAACAACAGAAAGGAGAAAACAAAATGAACACGAACCCGAAAATTTGGATAACATCGTACGGCGCTTACAATGATGGCCGGCTAGATGGTCGCTGGATCGATCTCACGGAAATTTCTGACTTGTCGGAAATTTACGACGCAGTGAAAGAGGACACAGGGGAGGAAGATCCGGAATTGATGATCTGCGACTATGAGTATCTTCCCGCAGACATGTATACCGAGGCGGCAGGACCGGACGATCTGCAAGCAATGCTGGATTATGCGTGGCTTGACAAAGAGGAGCTTGAAATTCTCGCTGGCTGGCTTGAATTTACCGGCTGGGATAGCTCAAAAACAGTGCAGGAGCAACTACAGGATGCGCAAGATCATTTTTACGGAAAATATGAATCATTCAGCGATTTCGCCTATCAACTCGCGGAAGATTGTTGCATATTTGACGGAAAGAACGAAACACTTGAGCGCTATTTTAACTGGGAGGCATGGGAAAGAGATCTTTCTTATGATTACCATTACAGCGAGGCCGGAAACGTTTACAGCGTGAACTAAAAACATGACGGGCAAGCAGGGATTGCCCCGTGCAATCCCTGAAGCCGGGCATGGAACACCCCCGGAAAAACAACATGAAATTGGCACAGAAAAAACGGGCTGGCGGCCGCCCGAAATTCGACCGCGAATCGGCAAAGAAAGCACGCGCGGAAGCGATTCAGCGCCTCCGTGATCTTGCCGAGAAATACAAACAGATGAGCCCCGCCGAACAGATGGCGCTTGAGCGTCTGGCGGATAATCTGGAAAGCTACACGCAGCGCAACAAAATTTTGATTGCCTTGCAGGCGTGGGAGCGTGGCTTCTGCCCCTCCGCAGTTGGTCCGGCGTCCATGTGGCGCGAGTCGGGAAGGCTCATTAAAAAGGGCGAGCATGCCTTGCGAATTCTCGCGCCGGTTACAACTAAAGGCGCCGAACCTAAGCCGGAGGACGGAATTCTTGTGCTGTATGGTCACGAATTCGGAGGCGAGAGGGGAAAATGCGAGGAGCCCATCTTTTTCAAGGCCGTTCCGGTATTCGACATCTCGCAGACCATTGAAGCGGAAAAAGCCCCGCTCGGCATATCTGACGGAACGGCGGATGTAATCGACGAGGAGGACAGCAGAACGCAGAACCGCGCGAACCACGCACGGAAGGTAAATTAACAATTTTCAAGGCCCGGGGCTTAAACCCCGGGCCGACAAAAGAAAGACACACAGACATGAGCACGAGCACCACAGAATGGAAAAGCCTAATCGTTCCCGCCTACTTGGTCGAGGATTACACGGAGAAGTGCTTCCTCCTCCACATGCCGAACGTTCACAGCAGCTGCCGCCGATTCATCTACATCAGCAAAAAGTTGGTGCGATTCATCGGAGGCGGAAAATGCAGGGTTTCATACCTGCCTAACATGACTTGGCTTGCAAGGGGCTGCATCAACAGGGAGATGACAGCATCCGGACTCGAGGAAATGTTCAGCGAATACAACAAGGAATCAGTATAAGAGAGCCAGAAACAATTTTCCCGCGCCGGGGTTGGATATCCCCGGCACACAACTATGAACAGAAAGCAATTATTCAGAACGGGCCTTTTTGTTGCCACCCCGGGCGCAATCGAGGCATTCACACAGGCAGAACTTTCGGAATGCCTCAACCGTCACCGCATAGGCGATTTTGGGGACATTTCCGAGGAGGACCGGAAAGAGAACGTGTATTCCGTCACGCGCGGATTCCGAGTTTTCAGCGCGTACAACGTGCGCGGGCGTCGCCTTTGGATCATCACGGAGGCAGACAGGAGCGCAACAACGGCACTTCTGCCGGAGGAATACTAAACAGAAAGGAGCAGTCATGGAAAAATATTTTCATCCGCTGAACCCGCTTGCCACTCTTGACGAGTGGGAGGCAATCGACGCCGAGCAGCTCATTTTTACGATCTCGGGGAGTTTCCGCGAGCTAGTAGCCTGCACGGGTGCTAAAAACTTCGCCTACGACAGCGAGAAAGAGAGAGGGGAGGTGACTTTCACCGTGCCGCGCGGGTACTGTGCGAACCGCGCACACAAGATCGCCATCCGCTGCACATGGGATGACTTGATAACGGTTGAATTTTTCAGCCGTTCGGGAAAACTCGTTGACAGAATCCCGCCGTTGTGGTGTACGGAGATACTCGCAGCATTCCGGGAGCATACCGCAATGCAAACAACGGTCCCCAAAATCCTGCAATCAAAGATAAACTGGAATTTCTGAATTTTCAACCCCGCCGCCCGTCGGGTAATACGGGCATCTATTGCCATGATAATATACTATGACGTGAAGAATCTTGTTAACAACAAGACAATTTGGAGGAGCCAAGGAAAGACCGTTGACTCCGCACGAGTCGCCGCAAGAAGAAAGGCGATAGAAAACGGAACTCCTGCTATCATTACCTACTCGTGGGGGTGCAAAATTATCTGCATCGAAAAGAGTGAGAAACCTGAATCGCGCGATTCTTGGGTCATCGAAAATTACACATGAGAGCAATCATCCCAACAGCTATCTGGTCCGGCATATCAGGATGGAGAACCAAGCAGGCCCGATTTTGGGCCTGCATCGGTGCTTCCCGCCATTTTGTCCAGCTCGTACCACTGGACACACGAAACGAGCACGGGTACGCCCTGCCGGGCTTCCACGCCACAGGACCGCCTAGGAGGTACAAACGCAGACACCGTGCGAGCGGAGAATCATTCGTACGGATCGACAGAACATGCCATGCTAAGCAGTGGAACGGACTACCGATAGCAACCTAAATCCCGTCGCGAGGGGAGGACCACAACAGGCTCGCCGCCTGCTCGCGAAATTTTCGCCCGAAATCATATTATTTGATTGACGACCAGCGGAAAATTCGGCATAATCAATGCCAACAACACAACACAAACAGAGATGAAAACAGGATTGAAATACACTCTCCGCAGGGAGAGCCGCGAACAGAATGACGAGACCCGCACGATGCAGTGCTCGCTCGTCCGCCCCGACGGCACTATCGCCGGGACATACCGCCTCACAGCAGAAGAGGACGACCGGTGGAGCGTTGAGACGCTCACAGGGACATTTTGGGACGATGCCACCGACATGGCAACCGACAGGACCCGAACGATCGAACACAGCTGGGACGACGAGGAACTGGATGCCTGCTACGAGAAGGGCGAGATCGAGATCAATATTCTCCTGCCGATCTCGCTTGCCGGGCTCGGTGAGGCAGAGCTTGCAGCCGTCTACGACTGCCACGAGGCAGAACGAGACAATCGGGCAGAATGCGCTCGTGCAGTTGTTGCCGCATGCTGGAAACTCATCCGCAACAACGGGGACAAAAGCTACACGCTGGAAGAGGCAGTCCGCCTTGTCGGAATTTTCTTCTACGCCGCCGCCGAGGAGGAGGACGTCATCAGCTACGACTTTATCCCCGCCTACGATGACGAGGACGCCGTGAGTGTTCGCCACTACCCCGATAGGCACTCCGTCAGAGTGCAGGGCAAAGAATCCGACGAGTTGATTCAAGCCGTGACAATCCTCGCGGACCTTGAACCTGACGACTGCGATTCTGACGAGGATATTACATGGACATACTTTAACGCCTAACATGCAAAAGCCATGACTGACGAACATAAAAAATCATGCGCCGCAGCTATCGCGAGCCTTGTCCGCCGTATGATTAACGATGACGAAACCGACCTTGAACAGGTTCCCGGGGCGGTGCTCTACGATCCGAACGAGGACGAGTTCGAGTATGACCCGCAAGCCATGTATGATCACCCCCGCCAAATTGATGATGCCGACGGGATTTTGGCATATCTGGACGGCGGCGGGGATGATGCTATCAAGTGGGCTATCGCAAGCCCCGAGAAAGTCGGGTCTGATTTTGTGGATTGCTACGCATGCAATATCAGCAAAAAAATCGAACGAATAAGAGACGAATACAACGCCTAACCACTAACCTCCCCCGGTCAGCCGGGGGCAACCCCCACAAAAAGCCATGATTACAAAAGACGAATTGCTTGACGCTATCGCTAAAGCAATCCTTAACCGAAAGGACCTGTACATCAATCAAGACGCCCGAGAAGACGCCACACCAGACGATTTCGAGTTCCGAGACGCATACGACCGCCCGCGAGGTTATGACCTGCTCCTCTCCACCTCCGACTTTATCGCTGACTGCATCATCGGCGAGGAGGACTGCGAGGATGACGATTACATCTCCGCCCTTGACATCAAGCGTGGGTGGAGACACGAGGCCGACATGCCCACCTATGAGCAGATACGCGAATACGTCTCCGCTTGCGACAGCAACGACAATTTCGAGAAAATCATAGAAAGCCTTGACGCCGATGGCTTCATGGAATACTATTGATTCAACCCCGTGCCCGCTGGGTAATGCGGGCTTTTTTCACACCATGCCAAGACCTAAAAAGATCGAGAAAATCCTGCCGGAGGTCCAACTCGCACTCCGCCGATACACCAAGCTGTACCCGACCAAGACCAGCGCAGTGAACGCGTTGGCATGCAAGATCGGAATAAGTGCGACTCAAATGTACAAGTACGGGATAGATTCATCCCCAAGCATGTACACGGCTCGCGCACTTGCGCTGGAAGCTCTTTCAGCTAAAATATCCGTCGAGTGGCAGCAACCCACCGATGAGAAATACAAGGAGCTTTCCGACAAGTACAAAACCTACTTGGAGCAAATCGGCTGGAACGTCATCATCACGCCGCCGGACACCGAAAAGCAGGACTGATCCACAAAAACAGCCGCCGCGCTCAACTGCTTAGGCGGCTTTTTTGTGCCCTCGTCACGAGCACGACCGAAACAGAACGCCGACAATAGTTGCCAGAAATCCGCAGGCAATCAGGAAATACACCCAATCGTATCTACATCGCATTGAAAATTCCCTCGCAGTATATGTAAATCACGAACAGCAAGCCATTTACTCCGACAAAGTATCCAAACGCCTTCACCTTGTCTTGCTCATCCTTGAAATCCCAAAGAAAAATTTTCAAAAAACTCTTGAATGTGTAAATAACATGAGTCCAGCATAGCCACATCAATATTACAAGAATCGCACAACCAAACAATCCCCTAAGCGTAACGTATAAGAATTCGTACAACGACTCCATGTTTATGTTTATTTAACAATTTTGACGCAATAGAAGATCGTAAATGCAATAAACGCATTGACTCCGAAAAAATACCATAGGCTTATATCTCTTTCAAGCCTGCTTTTGAACTTCCAACCGATTATTCTTAAAAACGAACTATATGTAAAAGAAATATGAAATAACACCAATTTAAAGCCTACGATCATTGCAAAAACAGAGAACGCACAAATCATCACTCTTTTCACAAGGTCGTAAATCTCGGACGGGCTCATACTTGCCTGAATTCTACACCCACGCGCGCGTGTACGCAAGCCTAAAATGCAGTATTTTGAAATTAAAATACCGAGTGCGCTTATTTTAATTTGCAATGTACACCCACTCGCGCAACGCTATGCAAGACTACGCAACAGAGACAAGCGCCACGCGAGCGCAAAAGCACCTGCAATCCCGCACTATGCAAGCCTCTTGAATAACGCAAAAGGGGGCCCGGTTCCCCGGACCCCCTGCGAGGCTCATAAATCTTCGGCCTCGTCAACAAGCGAATGCCACGCCTTCTGCAATAGCTCGCGGACGTACTCCTCGGCCTTCTGCGGATCATAGTCTTCGCGACCGCTCAAAACGAGCAGACGCTTGACCTCCTCCTCGGTCAGCCTTACAGCGAATGCCTGCACCCTGTCGAGGTCAGGCTTCATATCCGCGATCTCCTGCCTCATGCGCAGAAACTTCTCAACCTTGAGAACAGTATTCTCGGTGAGCTTCGCTTTCAACGTCATCACCTTAGAGAGATGGACAGGACTAAGCCCTACCTTAGCGGCAAAATCCTTTTGGGTTAATCCGCTCTCTTCGATGATGTTCTTGATGTCCTGAATAGTCATCGGGAGTATTATAGCACCTTGCCTCGCTATAGTAAAGCTCAAAATCATCTTTTTGCAAATTCAGCGATTGCATTTTGATTATTCCAATGGCTGAAATAGAAGAAAAATACGCAAAATGCAAAGAAAATGCTTGACCTTGGCTTAATTTTCGGCTAATATGGCCTCAGCCAATAGAGAAAATGCAAACCACGAAACCGAAAACGATCAACATCACGCCGAGACAATTCGGAAGAGTCGCCGCCGTCGCAATCTCCAAGGGGGTTGACGTCACATCTCTTATTTATTCTCGCTGCAAGGCGATTGCAAAAGAGGACAAAAAGGAACCCAATGAAGAGAAGCCGACTCCGGCGGAGAAATAACCCCTAACCCCTCCCGCAACAATGCCCCGCACCATCAAGCAGTTGGAACTCACCAAGAAGCTTCTCAACCTCAAGCGAGACCTCCCCGGCATCTCCGACGAACTCGCCGACATCGCGTCCTACATCTGGGCATCGTTGGAGGAAAAAATCCGCAAGCAAAACATGCCCGTTTTCGCCACGCGCAGTAAAATCGCACGCATTGCCGGCCTTTCCGCTAACACCGTAGCAAGAAAGCTGGAGGCCAAACATGTCCCCTGCCGCATATCCGGCAAGCGCCACATCTACAACACGCAAGCCGCCCTCAAAGCCCTCGAATCCTAACCACTCACCGCCATGGACCTCCTCGCCCCCATTGCCAAAACGCTCCTGCAAATGCTCGTCATCGTTGTCGTTGGCTACGCCTTCGGAGCCGCCGCGACCACAGCCGCCCTCTTCCTGGAGAAACTCTGTTCATGAGCGTACCGACCCGGGCATGTCGTAAAACTGCCCGCTGGCGACACCGGTCCCGTCGGGGTTCAACTCCCCGAGCCGCCATCCCCACAACATCGGCCCCACGCCGAACGGCCAACACCGCAACCAGTGGCAGCGACCGACAGCACATTCTCATCACCTGCACCATTTAATACTAACCATTAACCCTCCGCATGGCAAGGGGCCACGCCGGAGGCCACGCCCGCGTCGTCCGCACCTAACGGGAACGGCAAGACGCCCACCATGTGGGAAACGGAGGTTCAACTCCTCCCGCGGGCAATCGAGGCCGAGAATGGCTTCATGGTACCGCAGGGGAGCGTCTGCGTCAACACCGCTCACATCTCGGAGGGCCGGCGCTGCATCTGCTTCGGTGTTCATCATGCACGCGGGTTCGACTCCCGCGCCTCCGCTCCGCTTGCGAGTGCAAGCCGGAATCAGTGCTTTCATGTGTACCCCGCCGCTCGTCGGGTAATACGGGCAACTACAACAATGACATTCGAACAGATACAGTACGTCGCAGGCATCTACGCCAACCTCCGCGACGCTCTCCCAAAACGATATAAAGCCGAGCTCCATTTCAGCTGCGTGACCACGGCTTACATCTGCATCCTTGACGCCAGAACATACCATACCGTCCTCCGCCACACATGGGAAGAAGGCGACACGGAATCCTCCTTCGAGGCCGCTCTTGAAGCCCGCCTCCAAAGCACCGGAATCCTTCGCGCGAAAGAAAACTCTTCATCGGTTGATGATGTCTGAACATAGCCCCCGCCGCCTGCGCGGGTTATCGCAGGCAACTCTCTCGGCGCAGTAGCTCAACGGTAGAGCTCTTTTGCCACTTTTTCATGACCCGGGTTCGACTCCCAGCTGCGCCTTCCACTTCAGCATACAGTGGACGAAACCATAATTTCCATGAACATATGCACCCGCAGGCACGCGGGCAGGGGAGGGAGAGCCACCCCACGACTCCACCGAACGCGAAAGCGCACGGCCTTTGCTATTTAGTTAATTACGGGTTAAGGTGGGGCGCGTCACCTCAAAAACGCGCAAATCTCAAACCACACACAACCATCATGAACACACCAGAATCATCCACTCCGGCGGAACTCCCCGCCACCGCATCCCCCTCGCCGCAGGACCTCGCTTCCGCGGCCTCCACCGGGTTCCTCACCGTCAGCCGCGACCCCCTCCTCCAAGGGCGCCTCGCCAAGTGCCTCTGCCAGTCAGCCTTCGTCCCGCAGCTCTTCCGTCAGGACCAGGGCGCGGTCATGCTCGTCATGGACATGGCGCAGCGGCTCAACTGCAACCCATTCATGCTCATGCAAAACATCTACAACGTGCAGGGCAACATCTGCATGAGCGGCAAATTCTGCTGCTCCCTCCTCCAGCAGCACCCGTCCTACTCGCGCATTCACTACGAGTACGCCAACCCGCAGAACTGGGAGGATGGCGTCCGCGTCGTCGGCGTCCATCATGACGGCGAACTCGATGAAGGCCCTTGGGTCACGCTCAAGCTCGTGAAGGCCGAGGGCTGGCTCGACAAGCGCGGCTCCAAGTGGATCTCCATGCCGGACCTTATGGCCCGCTACCGCGCCGCCGCCTTCTTCTGCCGCATCTTCTGCCCGGACGCTCTCATGGGCATGCAAACCCGCGAGGAGGTGCTGGACTTCGCCACCAAGCCCACGCAAGCCCCGCCGCATCGCCGCGTCTTCCGCCAATACCAGCCCCCGCAGGACAAGCCGCTCCCCGCCGACGCTCCCGAGGAGGTCGTCACGCTGGACGAGCCGGAACCTCCCGCCGCCGACACCCCGGACCTCTTCACCATGGAGGACGCTCCCGAACCCACTCCCGCCTACCATGACTGACCACCTGTTCGCCGTCATCCTCACATCCCGTGAGCACGGCACGCTCAAGCTCATCCTCGACCTCCTACAGCGCAAGCGCATGCCCTCCGGCGTCATCGACACGCCTGAGTTTCTACGCGTCGTTTACGCCGTAGAAACCGCAACACCCACACCACCGCGTTCACCGCTCAACCGCAAATGACCACCCCCGCAACACTCTGCCTCCTCCCGCGCGAGGAGGCGCCCATCGACGTCATCACGCAGAACCCGTCCGGTATCTGCCCCGTTAATCAGCGCGCCTACCACGCTGTCAAGTCGCCTACCACCGTATCCGCTTCGCGCCTTCGCTATTATCATTTCTCGACCTTCGACGGCTGGTATAACGACAATCAGCCCGCCGAGGAGACGGACGCCATGGCTCTCGGCTCTCTCGTGCACTGCATGGTCAACACGCCGGAGCTTTTCAACTCGCTCTATAAGGTGGATGACTTCCGCCAAGCCGTGAAAAAGGACGGCACGCCCTACGCCAAACGCACGCAGGACCCGGAGCAGAAGCGCGCTTGGGAGGCCTCCGCCGCCGCAGGCATGACGGTCATCGAGCGCGACACCTTCCTCCAAGCCTCGTCCATGGCCCGCGCCGCCGTTCTCGCTCTCAATGATATCTTCCCGGGGCGGCCCTACCTGGCAGAATGCGCTTTCTGGGCGCCGCTGGAGCTGAAGGGAATACCAACGCCATTCCGCGCGCAGGCGATGATGGACCTCGTTTCGGAGGAGACGGACACGGTCGTTGACATCAAGACGACATCCTCGCCCGTCACGTCCCCGTCCGCTCTCTTCTACACCGTTCGCAAATACGCCTACCACGTCCAAGCGGCGTTCTACGATTTCCTCTACTACCAAATCATGCGCCGCCCGCTCAAGCGTTTCGTGTTCGTGTTCGTCTCCAAATCAGCCCCGTTCATCTCGCGCTGCATGATCGTTCAGCGGCGAGAGCTGGACACCTTCGTGCCGGACCTCGACGCCGCGCTGGACCGCCTCGCCGCCGCTCACAAACTGCCGGAGAATGAATCTCCTTCACCCGTCATCCCCCCGATCTTCTATGGCAACGACCTTGCAACATCCTGACGCAAAAGCATTCATCAGCTACTTGGAGGAGGAGAACATCAGCCGCTACATCCTCATCCAGCACCCGCCGCGCTCGCTCTCTCCGAACGGGCGCGACCACTGGGGAGCAGCTCTGGCGGCCAAACAACGCCTCAAGGAACAAGTATACGCCTTTCTGGAGCGCACTAAGCAGCCGCTTGACCCGCGCCCGCAGATCTATTACATCCACTGGTTCTACAAGGGCGTCATGCCGGATGATGACAACGTGATCGCCCGCTGCAAATACGCCCGCGACGCCATTGCGGAATACTGGCACATCGACGACCGCACTATGCACGTCCGCGGCTTCATCCCCGTCAACGTCATGCAGCTCTCCGCAGAAAAGTCCGCCGACGCGCCGCGTAAAGAGCGCAAGGCCGTGCGGGACGCCTACAAGTCTCTCGCCGGATTCACCATCATCGAATTCTAATCATGCCTATCAATATCAACCAAGTTGTCATCGGCGGGCGCATCGCCGGAGAGCCGAAAACACAACAACTCCCGAACGGCTCCAACAAAGCCCGCTTCGCTCTCGCCATCTCGCGCTTCTCGCGTAACCAAGACGGCACCTTCAAGGAAGAAACATCCTACATCAACGTGGAGGCTTTCGGCTATCTTGTCGATCGTATCATGAAAAACCTCCACAAGGGCACGACCGCGCTCGTTACCGGCCAAATCCGCGAGGACCACTGGGAGGACCGCTCCACGGGCACAAACAAGTTCCGCACCTACATCCTCGCAGAACAGGTCCAGTTCGTAGGATCAGGCGCGCCGCAGGCGCAACCGGAACAACGACCCGCCCAAAAACAACAATCGCCGCCTCCGCCCCCTCCGCAGGACGAGGGTGACGACATCCCATTCTGATGCAACATGGCAGACTGGATCAAAGTGCGCCACGCGCTCACGCGCTCGCCTAAAATCCTCCGCCTCGCAACAGCTCTCAAAGTCAACCAGGCAACAGCACTCGGCATAGCCGTTAAATGGCTCTGTTGGCTCGACGAACAAACGGAAACAGGGTGTACTGGCCTTCTGCCGGATGAGTTGGACCTTGCGATGGGCTTTCGCGGTTGCGCGAACGCCTTGATCAGCATAGGCTGGGCAGCTCTCGGTGGAGAAGGCGCAGTGGTCGCCCTTGAGTTCGGAAAGCACAGCGGCGAAACAGCTAAGAAACGAGCAGAAAACGCCCTCAGACAAGAGAAGTTTAAGCTCAGGCAGAAGAATTTGGGCATGGGTAACGCTCAAGGTAACGCAAACGCGTTACCGAATGCGTTACCAGAAGAGAATAGAAAAGAAGAGAATAATACCTCCATAAGTAGTAGTAGCCTTATACCTCTCTACACTGAACGCGCGAGCTTCGCGCCTCCGCGTGAGCAGGTCGCCACCGTCATGTCCTCCGTCAAAGGCTTCAAGCTATCCGACAACGATCTGTCGGAGTGCATCGCTAAGTGGCTTGACGTCATGCAGTCTACGGGCTGGCGCGACCAAAAGGGCCGCGAAATCGTTGACTGGGCTCCCGCCGCTCGTCTCTGGGCTCGCTCTTGGGCTGAGCATGAGCGCAAGAAAACAAAAGCAACCTCATCACCGTCACGCCCCGAGCGTGACTGCAACTATGGAAAATCAGACCGATACTGAACTCAAAACAGCCCTTTCCCCGGACGACATGGCACGCATGGCGGCCCACATCGCCGCGCGGAAAGAACGCCCCGCAAGCGCAGAAAAGCCGCCGCAGGATACCCGCACCATCGAGGAGATCTTCGCCTCCATCATGGCCATCAGGGACCGCAAAGCCGCAGGCAACGGGGTCGCTCACCTGCCGCAGGAAATACCCATACCTCCCCGCCCTCCGCGCTTCAACCACAAGGACATTCACCCCGCCGTGGAGCACGCTTGGAGCACACTGGAGCGCTGGGTCATCGACATCAAATCCAACGCAGAAGCCCCCTACTGGCTCTACTTCTACGGCGGCTCCGGTTGCGGTAAATCGCACCTCCAATCCGTCGCACACTACACCCTGCGCCGCGCGGGCTTCCGCTCCGTATACAAAAAATGGCCGCTGCTCATCGAGGACCTACTCAACGATGACTCGCTCATCTACCGCATCATCAAAACACCCATCCTCATCCTTGACGACATCGGCGCAGAATACATAGGATCCGAGAAAAAAGCCCAACTCGTCGCCTCCAAGCTCTACCTCATCTGCGAGGAGCGCATGAACCGCTGGACCTTCTTCACCTCCAACCTCTCGCCCAAACACGTCGCAGAGAATCTGGACATCCGTATCGCCTCCCGCCTCCACCGCGGGCAGAACCTCATTCTGGACCTCTCCGAGGTGCCGGACTACTCACTCACCCACAAAACAACATGACCAAACTCCAAATCAATCGCGAGGTGGACCTCGCCAACAAAATCCTCAAAGAATCATTCTCCGTTTTCGGGGAGGCCGCCGCCAAGTCCGCAGAATCCATCCCCGTACCGACCCTCCGCGCCATCGCAGCCCGCGTCATCGCATTCCGCGCCGCCGAGGCCGAGGTCGTCCAATTCACCGCAGAAAACAAAAACAGAACGGAGGACGAGCTCGTCGGCTACCTCCGCATCTTCCTCAAAATGGACTTCATCTTCAAAGGTAAAGCCTCCGCTCAATACTTCAACACGCTCGGAAAATGAAATACCTCCTCAACTTCATCTACTTCATCACCAACCCCTTCCGCTCCAAGCGGAAGGACGAACTCCTCACCCTCACATGGAAGTCCTCCGGCCAAATCGCAGAGTTCCTCTCCATGCCCATTGCCAAGGCAGAAGCCGTCCTCCGCAACCTCGCCCAAAATAACCTCATCAGATTCATCGGCAACGCCGAGGTCGAGGGCGTCCACATCGGCCTCCGCTACGCTCTGGAGGACGTCATGCAGGTCCTCAAAGAAATGTCCGTCCCGCCCAAGCGTACCACCATCCGCCAAGTCACTGCACCCAAGCCCGAACAGAAAAACAATGCCTGACCGAAATGGGGTAAGATGCCCCGAACCGATACTTCATCGTGAAACAACTTTTGCCATACGACGAGGCCGCAGAGTACATCGGCATTAAGCCGGCCACGCTATACAAGCTCATGCGCAGGGGTGAGATTTTCCCCGACTCCAAAAAGCCTAATCCACACGGCGTAGGTGCACCTATCCTCATGTTTGACACGGAAGACCTGGACTTGATAAAAGAGCAGTTCTACCGGAAGCCTGACCCGAACATCTACATCGTTC